TTATATTTCTGCTGATACTGCATATTTGTACTTATCACTTCTTATAAATTGCTCATTGTAATATAAGACATCATTATTTTCTGTATACACCGATTGTCTTACTTTCAATAGTGGCATATTACTTGCACATTTAAGATGGACAGAATATTCTTTGTTTGAATGTTTTACTTCAAATATATTTTCTACTCGTTTAGGTAATGTGCTTATATTATTAGATATAACCTCCATTAAAGATTTATCTTCTAATTCTTCTTTTAATAAAAACATGTAATCTATTCTAAAATAATCAACTTCAAAAATAACAGGTACTTCATCTATTAATCTAAGTCTTTTAATACATATTACCTTCTCTTCTAGTTCAATACTTAAAGCTTCAGCTACTTGCTTATCTGCTTTTTTTATTAAAACAGAGATTATTTTGGTACTTGGTTTTGCATTAATACGATGACAAGAATTAGTAAAACTATTTCCTGCACATGTTGCTTCTATTCTCTCTGGTATTGTTACATAAGTTCCTTTACCACGTTTTTTACATAATATATCTTCTTTTACAAGTTCATTAAGTGCATTTCTCACAGAAATTCTTATATTTTATTTATGTTTATTTATATTTATTTATGTTTTTATGAGTACATTTATTTACAACCTATCTAAAACAATTTCTTTATTCTATTTTATTTATATTTCTTTATTTGTATTTTATTTTATTAAACTGTCATGGTGGCAAAAAAGGTGGCAAAAATAATTTGCCACCTAAAATAATCTTTATTTATTCTTTCTCTTTTAAATTTTTAAAATGTTCTTCGAGTTCAATTAATTTATCTTCATCCACTTCATCATCTTTACTATGTAACGCTGATATTAAACTTGAAATTGAATTCTTATGTATGTTCTTCAAAAATTCCTTTGTTTCAAATCTTAGATATTTTTTCTCTTTTACCATTGCATTATAGTGTGTAAGTTTACCTATTTTCTCTGTACTTAAAAACTCCCTTCGCTCTAACCTTTTTAAAACTGTGAATGTAGTTGATTCATTCCATTCGTATTTTTCTTCCATTGCGGCAACTAATTCCCTAGACGTTAATACATCGTTAGCTTCCCAAATATATCTCATAACTTTTAATTCTGCTTCTGGTAATTTACTAATTTTCATAGTCACACCCCTTTATCGAATTATGTATATGTTAAATTCTATCTCAATAAAGTTTTCCAAACAAGAGAATCACACTAAATATTACCATCCAATTTTTTCCATCTCGAAATTATTCTTCTAAATTTCTATAATATTCTTCTAATGCGTCTAGTTTTTCTTTACTTATAGACTTATGTGTAGTAGTAAGAGAACGCATTATTTTTCTGCTTTTGCTAGATTTTAACACTTTTTTCTTAAAAGCATAATATTCTTTGTTATCTATTATTATTTTATAATGAGATTGAAACTTTATAATATCTCTGGCCAAATAACCTTTGTCAACTAGCCTTTTTAGTAGTATTTTTATTGTACTTTTATGCCATCTATAAACCTGTCTCATTTCTTTTACAATTTCTTTTTTAGTCACTAGAGAATCTTTTTTCCATAAATACTCCATTACTATTAATTCTGCTCTTAATAATTTTTCTACTAATATTTCTTCTTTCAACTTATGTCACTCCTTCGATTGTTCTAGTTCAAGTTAATAATAAGAGCTTTTTAAGACAAAAACTATAGGTAATTTTTACCAAATATTCTACTGTTTTAGTTTGTTTTCTTAGAAGAAAAATAACTTTCATATCTATAAATTTATTCAATTTTCAAACAATCTTGTTGAATAATAACTAATTCTAGTGTATTATTTTAGTTGTAGAATAAAACTAAATCGGCAAAACTAGAGAAATTTAGTGACGCAAAGCTATAGGGACTAAGACTTATATAAATATCATATAATTTATGTTATTAAAAAGACTTATTTAAATCGATTTTAAGGTGTGTTGAGTAATGTTATTGATGTTTTATACTTAAACAAAAATATTTATATTTGAAGTATTAACATTTTTAAAATATAATTGAATTATAACTTAAAAAGGGGTTGAAAAAAATGGATGTTGAACAATCTAAAAAAGTTTATTTGCAAGTTGGAAAAGAGTTATCTGAAAAAATGACTAAATCTGAATTAAATAAGTTTTCACAAGAAGTAACAAATTATCTGCAATTTGCTGGATTTGATAAGAATATGAAAATTAAACTATTTCAAACAATCATAGAAGTAGTTGCAAGAAAAAAAGTATCATTACCGAATGACAGCAAATTTACACAAGGAATATTACAAAGTGATGAAGCAGAAATGACGACGAATGTAGGATTTATAATTGAAGGATTAAGTTATCATAATAACTAATTTTAGCATTAAAAAACAGTGTATTTATTGAATACACTGTTTTTATTTCCGCATAGTTAATCTAAAATAATTTGGATATTGTATCATTTCGATATAAATTAAATTGATATTTAAATCCCTTATAGTTAATATAAAAATTTTTATTACAATATCATTTCTAAATAAATTAAAAAATATTTTAAATCCCTCGTAGTTAATCTTAAAAGCGATACTATATACATTAATAATAATACTCTTTCATTTAAATTTCAATCATTAATTTTAAATCTTGTTTACAATTTTCTATACTTTCACTTAACTCTTTCAAAAAATCTGATAGACTATATTCTATATTTCTTTCAATAAATTCGTCAAAATTATCTTTATTAAATTTTTTATAACTGTCCCATTTCAAATCTTCATTTTCAATTTCGCACCATTTTTTGAACTCTTCATAATCGTTCAAATAGCAAAGTTCTCCGAGCAACTCGTTGAGGTTGATTTCTTCTTTGTCAAATTCACAAACAAAAATTTCTTTTTCGTACGTATCTTCTATATATCTGCTCCAGCTCGGAACTACTACAGCTTCAACTTTGCCTGCTAGATTGATATATATTCTTATATTATTATCTTTTGCTAAAAAACTTTCTTTATATGCTTTTATAGCTTCTTCTTTTATTTCATTCATATTCTTATCTATTATTTTTAAAAATCTTTTAATTTTTTGTTTATTCATTTTAATTTCCTCTCCTACTATCAAATATATTTATTATTCTTCTTCAGACAATTTTTCTAAAAATTTATTATGTAAATTATCTTTAGCTTCTATATATGCCTTTTCAGCATCTTCTATGTTATCATAGTAACCTAGACTATAATGTATTTTCTTAAATTCTATTTGAGCACAGTATTTTCTTTTTTCTTTATTCCAATAAACCCCTCTAATTTTAGTTTTTGAATTAGAATATGCTTCTGTCTTTTTTATAATAGATAAATTTGTATTATCAACAATATTTTTTTCTTTGTGCACTTTTAAAGCTATCTTTGCATTTTTTATATTAGATTCCTTTTTTAGACATCCACATGATTTAGTTCTGCCAGTAGTTAAATTGTTTTCTGTTGTCTTAATCTCATTTCCACAAGCACACTTACAAATCCAAATATAATGACCACTTTTAGCTTTTTTGTTAGTGTTCTTTATTGCTGTTAATCTGCCAAACTTTTTGCCTGTTAAATCATTTTGTTTAAATTGTGTGCTACTTTTCATGCACCCACATGCTTTTATTCTTTTTAAACTATCCGCTCTTATCCACTTTTCATTGCTACAATTCCCGCATTTACATAGACAGTATTTCCTGCCATTTCTTTGTTCCATATCTAGTATTGTAAGGTTTTCAAATTTATCACCAATTTTCATATTCTCACTTCCTATAAATATTTTATAAACATTTCTTTTATCTTAGTTTCAAATTCTTCTGTTGTTATATATTCATCTTTGTAATTTTTCTCTAATTCTTCAATGTCTCCATCTTCTTCTAAGTATGTATTATGTTTATAGTATAAGTCATAAACTTCATTGAACAAAGACCCATCTACAGTATATAACTGGTTCTCGCAAGTTGCTAAATCCTCATAACTACACCCTTCACCTACATAATATCCTTCAAAAATATTTATATCAAAATCTTTAAATTGGCATTCTCCTGCAAATTCAAACCAATATTCACATAAATTTATTATGGCATCAACACATTTTTCTTTACTTATTTTATAGCAACTAATTCCTGCTTCAAAATGTTCTCCGTCTCCAGTTGAAGAACTTACATGTTCTTTTCCTCTAAAACCCTTATCGTAATCAAGTCTGATGAATTTTTCCATTTTTATATCCCCCTTTGTTTATCTTTCTTTAATTATATTATAGTCTATATGAATATCTAAGTCAATACTTTTCCAAAGTTTTTTCTTTGATTTTCAAAATTATAACTTTGATTAACATAGATTATTCTTTTACTTTTAAAACTTTTATGTTATTATATAAATAAGAGAGGTGTGAAAAAAAATGACATGGAAAAATGAAATCAAAAGTATTCTTGTGAAAGAAAATATCAGCATGAATGAGTTAAATAATTTAATGAATGAACATAATAATAAGAATAATACAGTTGAAAATTTAAGACAAAAAATAAATAATGAGACTATGAAGTATAGTGAAATCTTGACTATTGCTAATTTGATAGGATATGAAGTTGTTTGGAAAAAGAAAGAAAAGTAGACATAAAAAAAGAAGGTAACAACTAACTAGTTGCTACCTTCTAATCTATCTATTAAATAAAAACTTCTAATTTGACTTTTAAACATTCCTTCAATCTCTCTTATTGCATCTTGAACACATTGCTTAAACTTTAAATCATAGTATATATTCACTTCACCTATGCTATTTACACTTAAAGAATAGTCTTTTCTTTCTATTATACATATGCTTCCGCAGTCTGATAAATCATTATTGTATATTGATTTTAACTGCCTTTTTATTTTGAGAAAATCTATTTTGAGGTAAATATTATTTGGATAAAAACTTTTCTCTTGTATTAGCATCTTATCCACCTCTTATTTTATCTATAATATGTTATTTTTGAGCCTAAAAAAGAGATAACTATTTTAATCCTAGTTACCTCTTTTTATGTTACTTTGGCCATATAGATATACCTATTGTAATAGCCATTGTAGCAATTCCTATTATAGTAGTTATACATAATCCAATAATCCATTTATTAGTTGAATCAATTCTATCCTCTATAACTTTCATACTATTCTTTATTTCGCTTACATCCTTTTCTGTCACTTTTTTATGTTCGTTTATAGCTTCTTTTAAATCACTTTTTAACTCAGTTCTTTCTCTAGCCAAATCATTTTTTAGTTCTATTCTATCTTTGTCTAAATCATTCTTGTATTCTTTAAAAATTCCCTTTATGTCATTAAATTGTCTATCTATACTTTCTTTTACTTCTTTATTATCTTGATGTACTCTTTTCTCAGTCTCTAATATTCTTTTTTCAGTTTCTAGTATTCTCTTTTCTTCTTCATTCATATTATCTGCCTCCTTTAAAACAGCTATAAACTCATTAGTTTCACTATGTTTATATTTATCTTCTGAAGCATTATTATGATAATTTTTATATTTACATTTTTCTATCTTTTTTTCATTAAAGCTCAATAGATTAAACTCTCTCTCTTTCTTTGATTCTAACATAACTATTCTTCCTTTAATAGGTCAGATAAAAAATTTATTAATGACTCTACTTCTCTCTTTGACATCTCTAATTCGAGAAAATTATTATCATATCTAAATATTTTTACTATAAAACCATCATCTCTAGAAGTTGAATAGATAGACGAAAGATTAAAAGGATGACTCTTAGAAAAATAAACATTATCTAATATATCATATGTACTCTTAGAAAAATTATACAAATCATTTTTAAATTCCTTGCTTAGTTTTGCATTTTCATCTTCATCATAAAACTGTTTTAATTGTAGGCCATACTTTCCTATAAACTCTGGATCTTCACCTAAAATTTTTTCTGCATGACTCTTGTACTCATTAATACAATGTGGCCATGTTGGTTTTTGCATATACACATTCAGCAATAATATAGCCCTATCAAATATTTTACTATCTTCCTTATATTTATCTATACAATTAGGAAAATAATCTATAAAATCAGTTCCATTTTCATAAGACATTTTGATTCCCCCTAGAATAATATTCTTTAATATTATTCTACATTAGAATCGTTTTTATTGCACTATTATTTTTCTATTTCACCTCCTATAACTCATTAATATATGTTTGTCTACTCTTCATATACCTGATTTTTCTGAAATTTGTAGATGACTTATGATTATATTTAATATATCATTTTTATTTTATAGATTGTCGTGATATTGACATAAAGTATAAGCAAAATGTAAAATACATTAACTATACTCCTTTTATCTATTAATAAAATCCAATGCCTTATAAAGAGTATCGAATCTATCATTACCCTTTATCATAGTAAACTTTTCTTTAGTTATAGAACTTATCTTGTTACATGCTCCTCCACCTACAATATATAGATTTTCAGTCTGACCAGGTACATAATCTTTTATATCGCATACTCTACATTCATTTTCTTTGTAGTTCCAACTAATTATTTGCGCTAGAACTTTGTCAACTTCTCCCTCGTAAATTACTGTATGCTTATACATCTGTTTCACCTCAATGTTATCTATTTTTTTATTTAATATACCCTCAGCAATCAACTTTGCAACTGTATTTTTATTTTTAATATAATAATCTGTATCTGCTTTACTGTCTACAAAGCACACTTCTATTAATATTGCTGGTGCTTTTGTATGACTAAGCCAGTAAAGACCTCTTACGTCCGATTTTGCACCTCTGTTTTTAAATACAGTTGCTAATTTAGTATTTACTCTATCTGCATACACTTTGCCATTGTTAGTTTTGTATATTGTCTCTGTACCCATAGGATTTAGAGTTGTTTTATTTGCGTTGAAATGTATTTGTACTGCTAAGTCTACATTTTGCTTATTGGCTATTTGACATTGCTCTGCTAAATAGTTATTAGATTTATCTACTTTTCCAGTATATACAGTAGTTCCACCTTGTTTCAACCATTTTACTATTAAATCAGTTAAAATTCTATTTTCTTTTCCTTCGTCTATATATCCAGTTGCTCCAGTTCCTTTTCCTGTTAAAGTATGCCCTGGTACTATTGCTATTTTCATTGTTTATTTTCCTCCTTTAGTTGTTTGTAAGTTTGATTTATACCTATTGATATTCCCCAACAAATTACACCTTGCAGTACTGCGTTAGGACTAAACCCTAGCATCCAAATAGAAAATCCGATTCCCAACACAAGTAATATAATTGGAATGTATTTATTGTCTAATTGTTTATATTTTTTGCAACCTTTACCTATAATAGAGAGAGCAGCTACTAAAATTAGCAACTGCTCGGGTATAAAACTTATTAAATTATCCATCTTTTATTTTCCTCCTAATTTAAAATATTCCTTTTTGTATTGCAAATATAAAGAATCCTATCAGTGTTGTAATCATAGTTCCAATTAGCCACTTTAACATGCTGGTAAGGGAATTTAAATTCTCACATAGTGCTTTTAACTCTGCTTTAGACTCTATATTTGCTATCTTTAATTCGTCTATTTCATCATTGTGTCTGTTTATCATTATTTCATTTCGTTTTATTTTTTCTTTTATAACTTCTTCGTTCATGTAAGCCTCCTAATTTTTGATATTAAAAAAGAACCTATTTTGCAGGTTCTGCTCCTTCTACCACTCCACTATGCTCTATAATGTAGTTTTCAACTGCCATCCTGTACTCTGTGTTAGTAACATCATCAAGTTCAAATACTCTATTTTTTAGAGGATTTAATCCCTTATTTAATATTCTCTCTGCTAATATTCTTACTACAACATTATTTATATTCATTATAAAATTCCTCCTACTTTCTCATTTTCATTTAATAAAATTTGATTTTCTAACTCTTGTATTCTCTTTTCTTCATCTGAAATAAATGTTGGTATTTCCTCTAAAATTGGTTCTTTTGTTTCTATATTTATACCTATAATTCTATTTCTTGTATAGTCTATACTTCCATACGGAATATCAACAAAATGTAATTCCGTTATTTCATCATGTTCTAATATATCCCCTGTTGCTTCTCCAGTTTGGAGTAATATTTTCCCGGTTTGGTCACATATAATTCTATTTGCTCTATCCATTTTATCACCTCTTTTATATGAATTTTATAGCATACCAATTGTACAAAGTATAAGACACAGAAGGTCTATAAGCAGGAACATAGACACCTTGATTATTTATATAAGTATTACCTCTATTATTTATATAAACCTGACTATCAGCTGTAAATTTGGTATCTGAATTTGTTTTTCGAAGAGCGGTTGTAATTACAAAATCTTTATCAGAAAGCGATGGGATTGAATAGGTGGCAAAGACTAAGTATTTATAAAATTGTGTTGGGCTATTAGCTGTACACTCGCATTCAGCAAAAAAGATATTTGGAATAAAATTTAATCCTTCAATATTAATCCACCCTCCTGGGTTTATTGGATAATTAGGATTAGACTGGCTATTAACATACAAATAAGCAGTCGATATTGTGTCTGTTAATGCACTGGTACGTCCTGATGCAACTTTATATTTTGTATTTAACTGACTTATAGTATTATTAGCTTGTGTTAGCTGGTTCATCAAATCCTGCACACTAGCGTCCGAACTATCAAAAGAAGTTTTAATTTTCTCTGATAACTCTACTAATGTATTGTTTAAACTTGCTTCTATATTTTTTAATGCTAAAGTGTTTATAATACTTGTTTTGCCACTTTTAAATGCATCTTTAATTTCTATCCATTTACTTGTAACTTCATCTGTTGTAGAACCAGCAGGAAGAGGTGCAATTCCTTTGCTTATACTTACAACTTTTTCTGCTGTAGCATTAGCACTGTCTGTAACAACTATTTTAAGTGTGTGTAGTGCATTATCTTCTAATGTATAGTTAATTGTTTTTTCAAGGGTTAAATCTGTTGTTATAGTTTCTTTTAGTACATCATCTATAAAATATTCTATTTTAGTTAACAATGTTGGGTCTGTGTGGTCAGCTTTAAATGTTGCTGTGGTTGAGTTATATGAGGATATAGTTAAAAATGGCAATGCTTGTAGTAATGTTATTTTAGCATAACCATCTTGTTTCGTAGTATTTCCACCTACAACGCTATTTATATCGCTAAAATAATATTTAGAAGATGGACTATAATTTGCTGGCTTATAACTATCTTTTGTTAGAATATATCCACTTCCACCACCACCAAATTCAGCATAAAAACTACCTGCACCACAATACCAACCACCACCGCCACCAACACCACTAATGCCATCTCCAGCACCGCTTACACCAAAAGAACCATTATAAAGACTATTAAAAGTTAAACCGCCTTGAAATTGGCTTCCACCGCCTGCAAAATATTTATTTGCTATAGAAATACCATCTTTACCTTTTGTACCACCACCATGACCAATACTATCATGTGAATTTCCGCTTCCACCACCACCACCACCTGCAACAATTATGCGAGATAGCAAACTTTGTAAATTATCCCAGTTACCACCAATAAGTCTAATATCAGTAGCTCCACCACCTGCAAGACTATAATAACCATCAGAAGTACTTTTATAAGTGGTTATACCACCCGCACCATTAAAACCACTTCTACAAGTCTCAATACCATTAACACCTTTACAATAACCACTTTGCCCAACGTAAACATGTAATGTAGTATTTTCTTTCAATATTAAAGAACCAGCAGTATAGCCACCTTTTGCACACTGTACAAAATCATAATAATTACCACCACAAGCACCAAAACATTCAAACTTATATTTACCAGGTGGCAACACTACACTTTGTTCAGCACCTGTATAATTAAATTCATAAACTATAGCCATTTTTCACTCTCCTATCTTAAATAGGTAACATATCATTTTGTATAGATATATTAACCTCATTAAAATTTTCTATTTTTCTAACAACTTCATCAATCGCCCCTTGCACATTCGTAGCAATAAGATTACTTGTTGCATTATTATAGCTTGTTTTCTCTGCTGTTGTTTCTATACTATCTACACTAGCTTTTACCTCATTTAAGGCACTAACTATATTTGTTTTATCTATTGTAGTAAGTTGTGTTGTATCCCCTATTTTGTTGTTCAACTCTGTTTTAGCAGTTTCTATGTTGCTTGTTAATTCTGTTTTGGTTGTATCAATTTTAGTATTAACAGTACCTATTTTAGTTTCTAAGTCTTGTATATCTTTGAGTGTTGCAAGTATAACAGTAGGGTCTACCTTTAGATTAATATTAGCTACATTAGATACAACTAATATTACTTTTATTAATAGTTCTTTTACAGTTCCCGAATCCGCAGTAGGTTTATATGTTGTTGGGTAACTAGAAATCGCCAATAATTGGTCTTTAGAGTCAAATAATCCGACCTCTCTTACTTCAAATCCTCCAACATCACCAGGTATAAATTTTTGTATTACTACCCAGTTAGGATTGTCTTTATCTGCTTGTGCATGTTCAAGTGTACTTTCCCAAACCACATTTTTTAGTGCTGTTTGACTCTCAGTTGGAGTATAAGAGCTACCTCCACCATCTCCAACCTTCATTTTTGCAAAATCTACTTTTTCACCTGTAATACTTGCATTTGCTATTGCTGCCTTACCAATGTCAGTTACTAGAGTAAAATATTGTTGTTCTGCCAATTTTATCACCTCATTTCTATTTTTTAGGATACAATGTTACTTTTTCTAATGCTCTATCATTTCCACTACAAATAGCTATTTCTCCAAAACTTTCTAAATTTCTAGGTACATAAGGATATATTGTAACTGTTTCTCCTGTACTAATTGCTGCACCTGTATAAAGCTCGTTTTTATTAAATAATATCCTCTCGAATTTGTGTTCAAGGTGTGCAGGTTTTATTTCTTCTATTTTCTTATCTAATTCTAAAATAGTGTTATAACTACAATTATTTGTTATAAAACTTAGTGTAAAACTAAATAGATTGCTAAATACTTCTACATTAACATTAGTCTTTGTATAAGCTTCTGATATAGCTTTTATAACTTCTATTGTAGTTGTACCCTTGCCACGCATTTTAGCTTTTATATTACTTCTTCTATCTTCTATACTTAAATCAAATCTATTTTTAATAGATAAAATATTTTCCCAATAATCCAATCCCCAAGTGGCTGTATCTACAAAAAACTGGTCGAATGTATCATCATATGTTTCTCTAAGTGTTTCTAGTTCTATGTCATAAGCATCTTGTATTTTTCTAGTAATATCATTGTTATAAAAAGAAGGTAGTTTATCAATTAATTTCAATTAAACCACCTCGCTAAATTCTAATGTCGTCACACTTGGTACTTTGTCTTCCTCAAAAGTTATATTTTCAGCTTTATTATTTAATAATAAATTACTAAAGTCATGTAGACCTTCTGTACTTGCAAGTATTGCACTTACTTTAGTGTAAATTATTTCTTTATTAACATTTATTAAATAGCTATTAATACTCTCTAAGAAGCTTTCTTTTACAAAATCTAATGTATATCCCGTTTCTAATTTTATAGATGCACTTATACTTATATCTAAAACGCTTGGAGTTAAAACGGTTAACATAGGACCTATTGGCATTTCTTCCTCAATATGCTCTCTACATCTTTCAATTACCTCCAAGTCAACAGCTTGATTATTTTCTCCAAAGATTAAAACTTTTACAGTTCCTGGACCATCCCATCTCGGATAAATTTTAGCGTTATATACTCCTTCAACTTCTAAAGCCCATGCTTCGTAATGTGCCTTATTTCCACTTGTAGCTTGATTTTTCTGTATCTTATAGAATCTTTCTTTTAATTCTTCGTCTGTTTCTATTTCTGTACCACCTCGAAAAGCCAAATCATTGTAAATTTTTGTTATACCATTTATTTCGTCTTGTAGCTTAAATTCTGTACTTGCAGGTATATTATATCTAATTCCAATTTCCAAAGCCTGTACGGGGCTTGTATTTTGTTCAATTTCTGAACTAATTACTATATCTTTAATTACTACGAATAATAGCTCATTGTAAGATATAATAGTTCCATTTTGAATAGTTGTTCCAACCTTCCCCTCGAATATTACTTCTCCTGTAGCTTCTGTTCCTAGCTTTCTATATACTCCAAACTCATTTACTCTCTTATCTAAAAAATCGTCAAAATTATCTTCTATAAAAGCTTTTTTATGAAGATATGAAAGTTCTATATAGAATTTTGCTAATTCTGCATTGACTGGAGATACCATATCACTTAAAAAAGAACCTTCGCCCTTATAGACTTCTAAATCTATATTAGATAGGGTTCTATTTTTGACAACATCATATGTTTGACTACTATACATTAACTTCCACCTCCCCATAAATCGTGTTTATGACTATATCTACGCTTAGCAAATCATCTATAAATCTTGTATTACTAATATTTACATCTAAAACATATGGATTAACTAATAAAGCCTCTTTTATATACCTACTAGCTTCACTTTCTGTAAGTCCTTTACTGTATTTTTGCCCTATTAGTTCAGATAATTCAGTTCCATAGCCCCAGCTATAAATTTCATGCTCGTATCTATTAGTTTTAATACACTTATACACCCACACCTTTATAGCTTCATTGCCTTCAACAATCTTAAAATCTCCATTTTCTAAAATAGGCTCATCTTTTTCAAAGTTCCAAGCCACTTCTCTAAATAATTCTAATTCTTCTGTTTTCGGTATTTCATAATCTTCCGATACGCCTATAAAAGGAAATATTGTACTCATTATAAACTCACCAACTTACTTACAACAGCAAATTTATCACTTATTTTAAACATTATTACTGTGTCATCAAGTTCAAATTTATCAATAAATGGATTTTTAACTTCATGTTTATGCTCTTGATTTGCTTCTGTGTTAAATGTTTCTATCTGTCTGTCAAGAATCCAACTATCTATTAAAATATCTTCTTTTTCTAATATGATGTTTTTTACCTCTATTTTTAAATCTGGTAATTTGCTTTTAATTTTTCCAACAAAAAAAGAAGGTTCATTGTAATGTTTTCCTTCCTCTCTTATTATTCCTATAAATTCATTTATTGGATTAGCCATTATATCACCATCCTTTTTACAAATATCTTCTGACATGTGTATATGCTTTTCCTTTTCTGTATGAGTCAACAGACTGTATTTTTACCACATCGCCTGTTTGTGGCGAATGAATTATCTGATTGTTTCCAATGTACATCACCACATGGTTATTATTTCCTCCGCTAACCCTACATAATAAATCTCCTACTTGCCATTTGCTTCTATCATTCAAATCTACTGGTTTACCTGCTTTACTTTGTGCGGAAGCAGTACGAGGAATACTTATCCCTATCTTTTTGTAGCACCACTGAGTAAACCCGCTGCAATCGAATGTATTCTCCCCAGTTGCCCCCCAAACATACTTACAACCTAATTTACTTTTTGCTATGCTAATTAATTCTTTTGCTTTTCCTGTCGCATTTGTATATCCTGTTCCATCACCAATTATTAAGCTTCCTTTTCGCCTACCAAATCTATTACATTCTTCTTTACTAGACATTAGTATATCTATTTTATATACTCCATTAACTACTTTTATAGCCCCCCCACGGTCTGTAACTGTATATGTCTTGTTATCTATATTCGTTCCAGTTCCTTTGACTTGAATTTTCGTCTTAAATTTAAGTTGAGAAGGTGCAGCACAAGTATTGTTTGAAGGTACAAGCTTTTTATTGTCCATGGCTTGGTAGTAGCCACCTTCCATTTGATTATTAGATGGATAATACGCTGTAAATTCGGCTTTTACTTCTTTACCATTTAGTGTACCCTCTCCATTCAAATCGGAATTTTCTTCCTTCTGTTCATCTTGTCCTGCTGTCTTTTCATCCATGATATTTTGAAAGTTTAAATCTAGGTCTATCTCATAATTTCCGTTACTATCCCAATTATGCTTATCTGTGTCTATATAAAATAGCCCCACAAGTCCTGTGTAGCTATCCTTAACCTTTACACCTCTGCCAGTTATACAAGTCACATCACCATACCCTTTTAAACTGCAAGTCTGCTCTATTCCTTTGAACTCACTTTCTATATCTACGCTACTATTTTCTTGTTGCTGTATTACCTTTTGCATTATTACTCCAACATCTTTAAAAATTTTATCGTCTATCTTTTCACTTATTTTATTTCCATACTGGTCTACTACTAATACCTTATTTTTCACATTCTCCATACTCTCTGAGAAGCTCGTGTTAATAAGATTAGACCCTTCTTCAAACATAACATTTAATGTAACAGTTCCTTTTTCAATGACATTAAATTTATCTACATTAGACTCTATCATATACTTTTTTTTAGTTGTTTTACTAGCTTCTGTATATGCACTCATTATAGTGTCATAACCAGTTACGCCAATAAACATCTTAGTATATTTAACATTAGTCTTAGGTATGTTTCCGACTGCAAGTTTATTGTCATTAAATACTTGTTTTGCTATATCTTCAACCAACTTATCTTTAAAGTTATATGACACCTCACTCTGCGTTAACAAGAATCCCATATCTTTAGATACAAAACTAATACTATTATTACTAGAGTCTTTAGACCTGTTAATTATTATTCCTCGATAGATTTCTTTATCATCTACATAAAAACAAACTGTACTAGCTATAGGTATATTAATTTGCTGAAAGTTAACATCAGAAGCTGACTGGACTATAGAAAATTCTAACGTCCTTGATGGTGACTTATAATCACCACTCCAAGTTACTTTTTCAACTATATCAGTTATATCATAGATATTACCACTTTTTATGTGTACTTTTAGTTTTATGTTATTACTAATTATAAATCACCTCCAAGTCAAGGAATTATTAAAACCCAGCCATCTTTTATTAGGTCAGGATTTTTAATTAATTTTTTATTAGCATCATAAATTTTCTTCCACAAGTCTCCATTTCCATAATATTTTTTTGCAAGTGACCAAAGGCTGTCACCTTTGCCTACCTTATGAGTTCTCTGTTTATTTTTAACTTCAAATCCTTTTGTAAGCGGTACATCTTTTGATGATGATAAATCTGTATTTGTACTAACTTTAGGTATCTGTATTCTTTTATATTCTTTTAGATTTAATGTAAAATACACATCCCCTGTGCAATCTTTTTCTTCATATTGAAAATCTGTTATAATACATTCAAAATTTATATTCGTTTCTGTAATTGTAAATCTTAATATAAAACCTTCATTCATCCATCTTTGAATTTTATTTACACAGTCATATGGTGATGGGAAACCTGTATAATCACAATAACTAGCTTCGTTTCTGGGGAAGAAACCAGATATTTCTGTAGTTCTTAAACCTACACCTCCAAACACTGCAATTTCTCCTGTTTTCAATATGTTAGAAGTATTTACTATTGCTTTACTGTTTATCTCAAAAGAAGATGGAAAAACAGGAAATCTAAAAGTGTCATTTGCTTGTCTAATCCACATTTCCAACTACATCACCTCTATATCTATTCTAAAGATATTAAAAACTTAGCTTCATCAATTATAGTTTTTTCAAAAGCTTTATCCAAATTTTCATACCTAGCAATATCTTCTTCATTGTTTGAATACTCATGTATATCTTCAATTAAATTTTCTTTTGCTTGTATCAAATTTTTTAACCTCATTGAACAAGCAATAAATTCTATATCTTTATTCATTCAATCACCTTCTTTTTTCACACAAAAAGTACTTGCTATTAAAACAAGTACTTTGCATATTTTTTCTAATTTGTGGTATAATAAAAGCAAGAAGAACTACAATCTATTTGAAACTAGAGTGGAGTTCGTAATTTAATACTTATTTGAACTTATGGAACTTTATTTTAAAATCAAGTTCCCAACCACTCTTAGTTGGCCCTTTGAGTGGTTTTTTACGTTTTTTAAGTAAATTGCTAACTAAACAAACTATTAAACTAACAGATAGTCTTTCTAGTACATTTTGTAAAAAATTATCCATACATACACACCTCCCTTCTATACGTTGGGAGGATAATCTTTTGTATGAACTCCACTCTATAAATTGTAGATTACATCTTCTTGCTACAATTATTATATCATATAATTCTTACATATTTTACCTATTTGTTACTTTTTACATTATAATCACCTACTTTCAATTAAAAAAACACCTACCACAAGCAAGTGTTTTTTGATTATTTTTAATTTTGAATCCACATAGTTAATGTAAATTTCTGCACAAGTTAATCTATTCTGTAAGTTTAAAACTTAAATTATCAATTAAATCAAGATTATTTTTTATATTATTCCAATCATCTAAAAATACATTATAAGAAAGTGCCCCATCAACAACAAAGTTTATTCTAACAGAACTTATATTTTTTATATCTTTTACATTATTTACAAATTCTTTAGTAAATTTTCTACACTCACTTTCATTATTAAACTTAGAATTTTCCACTTGAATACTGACTATATATCCATCTCCTTTAGTTGGAGTAAGCATATCAGCATAGTAAGTTGCTTTGTCCTTGAAATTATTAGGTATTACAGATTCTACCTTTTCTTTCAATTCTTTTTTAGATAAATTTTTTTCTGCTTTATTATTTTGCTTTTCCTCAGATGTAGTTTTAGCTTCCTCATCTTTTTTCTTTTGTTGTTCTTCTTTCGTTTTTTTATCTGTTTCTTGCTTTTTCTGTTCCTCTATTTTTTTCTTTGCTTCTTCTTGTTTTTTCTGTTCTTCTGCCTTAACTTTTTCCTCTTGCTTGATTTTTTCTAGCTCTTTTTTATCTTTTTCTTTTTGCTTTGCTTCTTCTTTTAATCTAGTCTCATTTGTTATTCTTGCCATGTTTTCTTTGCTATAATCTGCTGTAGCAAATATATACACTACAAAGCATGCTAAAATAGCACCTATAATAAGCCTTATCCTTTTTTTCTTTTTATAGCCTGTTATTAATAAAAACAAGGCAACTCCTGCCACTAAAAAGATTGGCCATCCAGCTACAAAAGCACCTAAAACTAGTATAGTTATAGGTATTAAAACTAAAATTAATATAATTTTTAGAAAAATATTTAGATTTTTAAATTTCTCCCACATATTACTCCCCCTAAAATATAACAATATATACTACAATTATAGCATATACTATTATATTTTGGGAGCGTAGGATTTTATACACCACCTGCTAAATTTAATTTTATTTCTCTTACTAACATCTTAGTTAATTTAGTCATATCAGCTTCTTCTTTAACTGTAACACCACCCCAATTTATATTTATGGTAATATTATTACTTTCTTTATTATTAGTAGTTTTGCTATCAGTTTTATTGATGGTATTTTGCTGAGTTCTTTGTGTTATAGCTTCTTTATACTTACTTGTATAGTCACTTTCTTCAATTTCTTGTGGTTTGTACATTCTCTGAGTTAAATTACTAACTACATTGTCAATATTGCTCTTCAAACTTGGTAATTCTACTTTTATACCTTCCCAAATTCCTGAAGGAAGGAATCTACCTACTAAATCTCTTAATTTCCAAGAAGGGGAATGTACTCCAAATCCATTTTTAAATCCATCTATTACACCCTTTGCAAAATCATTTACTTTTCCTTTTAACCAGTCACCAGCTCCAGTTATACCATTCCACAACCCTTTAACAACATTTTTTCCTATGTCCATTACCTTTTGTGGTAACGATTTTAAGGTGTCTACCACTGTAGTAATTAATTTTTTAGCACCTTCTTTACCTTTAGTTGCCATTTGACTTCCCCAAGTAGCAACTTTTTGAATTGTATTTGTAAGCCAAGTCCATACGCGATTAGGTAGAGTTTGGAAAAATACTACTATATTGTTAATAATCATTCTAGCGTAGATTTGAGCGTATGCTATCATAGCCATGCCCCATTGACCTATCTTTTGTACTGTGCTTACTAACCAAGTCCAAATTTTATTAGGAAGCTGTGCAAAAAATGTAACAACATTGTTTATCCAAATCGGAACATTTGTAACTAAGTAAGTCCATACACTAATGCCCCAAGAAATTATTTTTCCTAATGCAAAACCTAGCCCATAGCCAATTTTTGCAGGCAATTGTCCAAACCATACTCCAATATTATTTATCCATGTTGGAATTGTTTGAGTAAAGAAAGCTACAATAGCATTCCAGCCATTTATAAATGCTTGTTTTATATTATTCCACATTTCTCCAAACCATTGTCCTGCATTTGAAAAACCGGTACATAGACTTTCCCAAGCTTGAGGAATTGTTTGTGTAAAGAAATTACATATACTACCCCAAACCTTTGTTGCTGTTTCTTTTATATTATTCCAAGCATTTATAACAAAATCTCTGAAACCTTTATTTGTGTTCCATAAAACTACAAGCCCTGCTACCAAAGCAGTTATAGCTACTATAGCAATACCAATAGGACCTCCTAATAATGCACTTGCTTTTGCTAATAGCATTGTCCTAGCTTGAGCTATAGTCATATTTTTAGTTAAAACTCCTACCAAAATCTGAAATCCACTTAACACTGTACCAGCTTCTGCCATACCAACCATATATACCCGTACTGCCAATTTGGCTGCAATCCAAGCTTTTTTTAGTGCAACAATACTTTTAACTGCACTAGTCATAATAGAAGCTGTTTTTATACTAACAAGTATACTAGCGATAGTAGGTCCATTTTTCAGAACCCAACTAAGACTCTTAATCATAGTTGGTAATGCCTTTGTTGCAATTTTTATAATTGCAGATGTTAAATCTCCAAAAGATTGTGCAATTTGCGAAACCCCTTCTTTTAATGAACCATTCGAAAATTGTTCATTTAAATCTTGTAAACATTTTATTCCTGTTTCAGTTGCATTTTTCAAAGGTTCTTTTAGTTTACTATATATCTCTATACCTAGATTTTTAAAACTTTCTTTTAGTATCCCCACTTTAGATTCTAATGTATTAGACATCTTTGCATATGCACTTGAAACAACATCAGCTTGTGTAGACATAGCTTTTAAATTATTAGTATATTGTTCTGAATTTTGACCACTAAGTGCTAGTGCTGCTTTCCCTGCTTCAATGCTACCAAACATATCTATTAAACTTTTTTTATTCTTTTTAGCACTTCCATCCATAAGGTTTAAAATTTCATTAAGTGGCACTCCTGCTTGCATTAATTCTTTAAAAGATTTTCTTGCATATTTAGTTCCTTTTGTAGCATCTAATAAAGACTTATTTGCTACTGTACCAGTTTTACCAAGTTCAGCAAGTAAACTATTTAATTGTGTTGTTGCTTGTGCTGTAGGTGTTCCTTGTGCTGTCATATTAGCAAGTGATGCTCCTACCTGTTCAAAACTAAAACTCATTGCAGATGCAGTTGGGGTTACTTGTGCTAATGTTGCTCCTAATTCTCCAACTGTAGTGATACCTTTATTTTGTGTCTGCATCATAACTTTGTGTACTCTATCTGTTTCTGATACATCCATTTTGTAAGCATTTAATACTTTTGCAGTTGCTGTTAAAGCTGTATCTATATCTGTAAATCCTGCTTTAGATAATTTAGCATTTTTAGTCATAAAATCCATTGCTGAACCCATATCTTTTGTAACAGGAATGCCCGAAGATAAAGCATTATATAGACTTTCTCCAATAGAAGATGCTGCAATTCCTGTGTTTTTAGATAACTCCAATACTTTATTATTCAAGTTTTCTGTATCTACTTTAGTGTCTCCAAACATTGTCGAAGTCTTAGTCATTGCAGTTTCAAATTCTGCACCTGCTTTAGATGCAGAAACTAATCCTGCTCCTATCCCAGTCACAATCCCTGCTCCTGCTATTTTAGCTGCATTACTTACTTTTCTAAATTGTTCTTGTAATCTTTCTTGTGCTTGTGATGTAGAATTTGTTTGGTTTTGAAGAGCTCTAGTAGCATCTCTAACTTGTCTGAGCGTTCTACTAGCTTCATCTCGCATTCTTATAACAGCTTCTAAAGCTCGACTTCCTGCTGACATACTCTACAACCCCTTTCCAAAACTTTTTATTTCTTCTATTCTTTCATCTATTTCTTGATACATAAAAGCTCTAATTACATGCTTTTCACCATATTTAAGCTTAAAAAAATCGGCTGGCATCATATCATGGTATCTAAACATTAGATACATTAAATTGACTTCTCCATCCGATTTGATTAGTTTTTTATTTTTTCTTCTATTTCCTTATCTTTTTTATTATCATCTCTATACCCATTTAATTCACAAATTTTATCATATAATTCGTTTATTTCTCCCGCAAGTAACATTCTTCTTAATAATTCCTTTGGTGTTGGAGATTTAAAATGTTTTAATAATTTATCATCTTTAAATAAATTACATGATGCTAGTATTACATTAGATTTCATTTTGAAATTGTCTAAATCTTTTAAAGAACCTTTTTCTATTTTTAAACCACTAGTTTGAAGCTCGTCAAAAAACTCTGGTTCTATTGCTTTACATTCAAAGTTTACATCTATTCCTAGTTTCTTACAAAACATTGTATGTGTTATGGATGGCATTTTTACCTTATCAGCATCTAAACTTAATAACAAATCTACAACATTTTTTACCTCTGTCACTTCTTTTTTGTCTATCATTTCTTTTTCTAATTTGTTTTCACTCATATTTTTTCTCCTTATTTAATTATTTTTATATTGTTTGTATTGGATTGTAATCCTCAAAAGTGAATGAAACTTCTTTTTCTCCTTCTTTTCCGTTTTCCCAGTCTATAATAGTAAGCCCATCAAAACTAACACCAGTTATTGCAATTCTCTCTGTCCCAAAAGAATCAGGGTCTGATAATTTACTTGTTATTGTAAATTTAGGTTCCCTACCTTCTTTAATAATTTGCGTAACATAATCTAATATTTTTGAATCTACATGATATAGTGTTAGAGAACCTTCTGCACTAGCACCAATTATCTTTTGACCTTTTATTATTTTTCGAGGTCTAACTATTTCGGCTTTGTCAAATTTTATTTCAGCTTTCATAGCTTTACATTCAGCTATTTGTTCATTATTTATCCAAACCTCTCCATATGTTCCATTTATAACATTTCTAGGCTCATAACTTGTCGCCATTTTTTCACCTACTTTCTACATCTACATTTGAACGCTTATATTTATATCTTCCATAGCGTCAACTAGTTTTAATTTTATTAAATAAAATCCACTTGAATCCGTATTAGCTTCTTTTATTTCATCTTCTTTCATCTTACTTGTGTCTACCTTTTTACCTTCTAAGTATTCTTTTTGTTTTTCTATATCAATATCAACGGAAAAATTTGAATCTATTAGTTCTTGTTTAGCTAATTCAGCTAAATATGCTTGTATTGCAATTATAAACAAACACTTATTATCATAAATATTCGGAACTTTTCCTATATAACTTTTTACATAAATATCTTTTATATCTTTACTTATTAAATCTTTTGTATCAACAAGCTTGATTTTTTGAAACATTTCTCCTTTTTCTGCTGTTAGAGTTGTAAGAGAGTTTACTCCCCTAGCAATCCTTATAGCTCCTGACAATCTTCTTAGTATTAATTCTCCCGATTGTACTTTAGCGTCTGCACTAGCTTTGTCTATCTTTGTAATAGATTCAACTTCATTAAGAGGAACATAAGTAATTGATTGTGTGTTTGGAGTAGATGCTATAAGAGAAGCAATACGTGGTGTATATTTTTCTGCTGTTATTTCCTCCCCGCCAACTGTTACATTTTCAGTAAAATTTATGACTGCTTCATTATCTGCTTTAATATTTGCTAGTACCGCCTTAGCTTCTGTACTTTCTTCCTCTCTTATCTTCTTAATCCAATTCACAATTTTTGTTTTTTCTGCTTCTTCTGCTTCGGGCATACATAAGTAATTAAATTCCACAGATTCCAATTCACTTAATATCTCATCTAAATTTCCATCTGTATCTATAACTGTTATAATAACTTTGCTTGGTTTTAATACCTTCTCGTTATCAGTAGCCCCTATAAAAGCGTATTTAACATATTTTTTATTATCATCACTTAATGAAGTTGGTATATCATCTTCGCTTGCAAGCTCTTTATACATCTTTGTTGTATCTTTTAATATAATTGCTACTATTCCAGTCTGAGAACGCTGTATAAAGCTTGTAGCTAGTTCTTTAAATTCTATATTTATATTAACTAATCCAGCCATTTAATCACTCCTTCCTTTAAATCTCATATTTAATTCTTCCATTAATTCGTGTTTTTCTTCTTCAAAATAAATTTGTTCGTGATAATTTATAGAGATAAGAAACTGAACATAGTTTCCTATTTCATCTTTTTCTATACTTCCATTTTTCTTACTAAAAGTTAAATATCTATCTTTTACTTTTATATTTCTAGTGAATATGTTCTCTAATTTATTTAGAATATCAAATAAATCTGTTTTTTTCTTTTTCCAATTAGGTAAATATTTTATATCAACTAAAAAGCTTTTTATATCAGTTCTTTTAGTTGCTATTTGTGTTTCTTCAGGTAATATCTGGACAAAAAAATAAGACTCTTTATTATCTTTTATGTTATATTCTCCTGCAACTATAGTTTCTTCAAAATTATTATCTATAGTTTTAGTAAATGAATCTAGTATTTCATTATAACTTAGCAACACACCACCTCTAGTTCCAAAAATCTATTATTATCTGATTTAATTCATCATCAATTATACTGCTCATTTCATCAACGCTTCTCGCCAGCATAAATACACCTGGTACAAAACTGATTCCACCAGGCTTAGGTCTATAGTTTTCGCTAGTTCCTGTTCCTTGCCTAGTTCTATGACCATATTCTAAATGATAAATGTATTCAACATTATTTGATACTACACCCTCAAATAGATTAGGCTCTTTATACTTCCAGCTCTTTCTAGCTGTTCCTCCATCAACTTTAGCAACTGGTGTTTTAGGTTTTACTTTTCTAAGCAGTTTATTACCTATATTGTTCTTAGCCCTTCTTAAGTTCTTTGACATTTCCCTTCCTTCTCTTTCTAAATCTCTTATTAATGTGTCTAGACTGTTAAATTCTATCATTTAATATCTTTCCTTTAGGGTCAAATTGACTTGTAAGTGGCTTGAATAAGGGAATGGTTTAGATGCAATAAAGGTTTCTACATTTCCGCTTTCTAAAGTTATATCGAGTATATCCCCAACCCGCAAATCTATTTCGGGTCTGCAATATAATTCAAAGGCTGAAATAGAACTTGTTATATCTGTATCCACGATATTAGGTATATTTCCATTTAAGCCACAAGGTACACCTTCTGCAATTACAACATTCTCGTTAAAATCTGTAACTCCTGTCTCCTCATTTTTAATACTTGCGCACCTTCTTATTGTCATTTTACAAAAGTATGTCATTGCTAATATATCTGCCTCTGTCATATTACCACTTCACTTTTCTAAAATTATTTAAAATATTCTTATCCTTTTGAGATAGTTTTATTTCCATTAATTCATCTGTTGTTTTAGCTGTTGCAACATTATAATTTACAGAATAACCACCACGAGAAATTGAGCTAATTTTACTATTATCAGCATTACTATTGCTTAATATAGTTTCTTTTAACTTAACAACCACTTTATCCTCTACAATACCTTCAAGAGTAGAATTAAGTGTTTCTATATTGCAGTATGCAAGAACTAGAGTAGTGTATTTTTTAATGTACAACTCTATTAAACTATCATAAGTATCATCTTTTAAATTTAAAATTAATTTTACATTATCTAGCATTTAATCACCTCAAAATAAAATAGAGAAACTAAATACTATTTAATTTCTCTATTAATTCATCTTTTTTCAGTTTTGAATAACCTTCTATACCATTTTCTTTTGCTAAGTTTTTCAGTTCTTCAATGCCTAAATTTTCTATATTAATATTTTTCTTATCTTCTAATAACTTAAATCCATTATACATTAACTTTTCTTTTTCAGATGTATCATTAACTATTCTTTCTATGTTATCTCTTATTAATCTATACATAATTTATCTCCTTTTAGGCTGTTGGTTTAGCATCCTTAAAGTTAGCATATACTAAATTAGAATTTAGATTAGTAACCCATAACTCGTGGTATCTTCTATAATCCATAGCCCAAGAATTACCACCTTGATAAGTTAAAGGGTCAAATATTCTCATTTGGTCTTGCTTTGTAACAGCGATAGGTACATCTCTTCCTGCTATTATAAAATTACAATCTAGTGCTTTGCTACCTTTTACATATCCACCTTGTTTTTGACCTTCTGATTTCCCATCATACAATGTTATTGATGAATACATTCTATTCTGAGGAGTAGCTATAAGTGGACAGAAATCTATCGTTGGCACTTTTGTAGTTATTCCACCTTTGCTAAAATCAATAGCCATTAATTTCTCTAACGTTTTTTCTTCAACTGCTGTCAATGTATCGTAAGTTAAATGAATTACAAGTTCACCAGTATATCCTGCTTCCCTTATTGTTGTTATTCCTTTTTTTATTTTACTTATAACTGTATCTTTATGTGGTGTATATCCATATTCTACATTAGTATCATTTTCGATACTTATAGCTACAGTAGCTAATTTACTTAATCTATAAGCATCAACCTCTGGAATTACTTTTGTCCTTTGAAATTTCCCCATAATTTCACTTGCAGTTAATGCGAAATTAGTTTCATCAACGTCATTTGGGTCTATTGTAAACTTTCTTCCCCTATCCTGTGTCATTGTTTTTGTTTCATAACCAAACTTTATATCTCCATTTGCATATCCATCTGATGAACCTCTGTTATAATCTCCTAATCCATCTACCTCTAGGGAAGGTATTTTTATTTCTTTCCCTCCGTTATATATTGCTTTTCCTGCATTAGCATCCATCCACCCTGTTAGAAGTGTTTGTATTGCCGCTTCATCAAGTGTTTGTTGTATAATTGGTGCATATTCTATTACATTTGCCATTTTAACCTCTCCTTTATTTTAATTATATTTGTCCATTTATTGCTGCTTTTATTTGTTCTGTTGTAATCTCTTGTGAGGTATTACTAGTACCACCTGGTACATATTTATAAAAAGACTGTGCATTTGTTTGTTCAGTAGTTTCAGTAGCATTAGATTCAAACAAATCTTTGTAGCTTTCTTGCAACTCTTTTAATTGTTCCTCTATGCCTGTTATTTTGCCATCCTCACCTATACTTATTTTTTCTAAGTCAAACTTATTTGTTAATAAATCAGTATGCTTCGCTTTGTTAGTTAATAAAGTTTTCTCAACAGCACTTAATTTCCTTGTTTTCAAATTTTCGTTTTGTATTTTCTCAACTTCTAACTTATGATTTTCTTCTATCTTTTTAATTTCTGTTTGATGCTCTGTTTTAAGCTTTTCTACATCTTCTTGTGTCATTTTACTATTAAAACTTTTTATAGTCTTATCTGCTTCTTTTAGTTGTTCATTCACTTTATTAAAAGTTTCTTTAGGTACTGCATGTTTGGGAAATTCAGTATTAACACTTTTTAATATTTCCTCAATATCAAACTTATTTTCTTCGATTTTAATACCTTCTAATATTTTTCTTAACCATTCCATTTTTTCATCATCCCTTCTTATTTTCTCTATAGATTTTTATAGTTGCCCTCCAACTGTGAGAGTTTCTTTGTTCTTTATGCTCTACAACTTTTTTAAAAAGAGCAAAATAAAAAAGTCTTTATAGGCTTTTACGTTTTCTTAGTTCATCATTTAATTTTTTCAAAAGTTCATTAGAAACTTTATTAATAGCTATTTCATGTTCTTTTCTTAAATTTTATATATATATTTTTAAAACCATATTGCTTAGAAGTTATTATATATAATCAATTTCTTCATTTTCAATATAATCACTAATTGTTATAGATTGAACATTAGACATATTAAGCATAACCAACCTTTCTTCATCTTCAAAAGCCTTCAAGCAATCTATATCTGATTCAGAAAAATAAGTAGTTAGTTTATCAGCTATACATTCTTCAATTATGCCAGACATACAATCGCCATTTTCAAAACGTATGTCATATTTTTTGAACTTTTTCTCCTTTTTTGAAACTATAAGTTTTTCTGATTTTACTTCCTTTACCTTTTCTCTACCAAATATTTCATTAATTTTTTGCTCTAATGTTCCTACTGCTTTATTAAATATCTCAATTTCTTTTGTTGCATTTTTTATATTTTCCTCAAAATCTTTTGTATCTAGCTCCAACTTAGCTGAAAGTTCTAATTTATTTTCCTTGTTGTTATCTTCATCAGCACATCTATGTCCTTCTTCTATATTTTCAGCATAGTTTGTTAAATTTTCAATAGTTGCAGTATGTTCAATCTCTTCATATAAATTCTCAAATTCACTAAATGTACATGAATAAATCTTGCCTTCACTGTCTTTTATAATAAAATCTCCATTAGTTGCCCTAATAACTCCATTTTTATATTTTATACAGATAGTTTTCTTTACTTCATCTTTAAGATTCATAGAGTTTGAAGATTCATCAAGCCATATAGTTCCCTTCTCAAAAGCTTGATAAAACCACTTAGGAGTATTGGGGTTTCCTAATATCCATATAAAAGCTTCTACTTCCTCTGATTTCTTTTTAAACTTAGCCATATTATTTATTCCTCCTTAATTTTTTACACAATAAAAGCACTTACTATTTAAACTTAGCAAGTGCTTTCTATATAACTTCTATACTTTTTATTTCATCTTCTTGAAAAGATATTAAACAATCCTCTTGTTTTAATCCAATCTCATTTATTTCATTATCACTGTCTATAGCTGGTGTATAAGTTTTTACATAACCAATCCATTCTTTATTGTCTATATCTATAATTTTAACCTTCTCACTCATATAATTAATTAAATTTTTACTCATCCTTTTCAACTCCTTTCATTGTTGGCACTATATGAGTACCATTTTTACTATAGTGTATATAAAACTTATTAGTTTCCGTTTCTTCTCCTGTTAGATTACTTATATTTACACCTATATTTTTTTCACATGTTATTAATTCTTTATTTTTAAACTTACCATTTCTATCAAGTTCTAATATTCCTGTACCTGCATATTTGTTAATAAGTTCTTGAGCCTCTTCTTTTGATACAGTTAAGTAGCTCCTACCTTCTGTATAATTGTTATGATCCTTAAAATGCTTTCCTTGTTTACCATTATGAATATTTAGATTATATTTGCCATCTTTTATATCCTTCTTTATATTATTTATTATAACATTATTTTTATTTTCCTTCTCTCTATTTATTGCAACTTCAACGTGTTTTTTATACCATTCATTATATGATAAATTAGAAGAAACTTCGTATGTCTTGCCTTTTGGCAGTCGTGCTGTCCTCGTTTCTCCTTTTTCATGTTTAAAATAAGGGATAGTTGTACAGCGACATCTTGGATGTATCGGAGGATAATTTTCTCCTTCTTTAGCTTCTTTAACTAAATATACTTTCATATCTACATTTCTACATCTTTTACAAGTGTTATCCTGTAATGTAGCTAAGAATTGATATTTATCTACTCCTTGACTTTCGTATGCTCTTTTATCAGCTTCCCCCATAAAATGTCCATGTTCAGTTTGAACTAATCTTATTGCATTTTCATAGCTAGAGTCCATTCTCTGAGACACTCTATTAGCAATATTTTTCAAACTTTCCCCTCTTATAACCATTTGAGTAATTTCTTCTTTGATAACTTCACTTAATAAATCTCTGTTTTTCCATATCCTTTGAGAAAAGTTTTTACCACTCCAAGGATATGTAATTATATCCTTTAAAGCTTCTCTATCAAGCTTAGTGAAGCTTACCCCAACACCAACGTGTTTTTGAGTTTCATATATACTCTTATAGTAACTATCTTTCACAGATTCTTCTAATAGCTTTTCTACTCTATTATTTTGAATGTCGAATGTATTATTTATCTCTTTAGATATTTGGTAGAATAGTTCTTCTAACCTGTTTATTCTGCTTTTCATAGCTAATGTATTAAGCTCTAACAGTAATCTTTCATCACTTGTTTGTTCTATTAATTTAATATATTGTTTAATGTCCATACGCCACATTTTAAACTCATTGTTAGTTAAATATTTTTGTGTTTCTGCATATGTTAATTTATTCTGTTCAGCATATTTATAAAATAAATTAGCAATTTCTTTCTCTATATTTTTCATTGCAATTTTATATTGTTTATCTAGTTCTTTTAATACCTCTTTTTCATCTTTCAATCTTGCATTTAATCTTTGCTTTTCTCTTTCTTTCCAGCACTCAATATTATTATTCAAATAACTTCACCTCTATTCAGTAAAGTTATTATAATCATCAGACACTTTTGAAGCTTGTATTTTCTTTTCTTCTAAATAAAGTCTTTCAGCTTCTTCGGGGTCGTCAATCCAAGGATGGTGCCTCAAAATAATTTTAGTTGGTATTATGCCAACTGACTTGGTTGCTATATCTGCATCCTCTAAGTCATTAGACATCATATTTCTTGTATAAGTCTGTTGTATCTTTTTATAGTCTGTAACTCCTAAAAAATATAGTATAGCTTTTATTAGCTTATCAAAAGAGGTTCTAAACTCAGTTTCAAGAAGTCCAGACTTTAATTCTAGCTTTCTATAAAAGAATTTAAGTGCTACACCACTTGCATTACCAAAGTTTTCAGTATCCTGTTGTAACCCTTGACCACTTTCATATATTTGTTTTTTAAGTATCTCTAATATCACCTTTCGAGCTTCAACAGGTATCTCTATTTGCATAGTTTTAAGACCACCACTATCGCCTTCGCTGTCTGTTTCAGTCTTTATTGTTTTATATCTCTTTAATTCCTTTAAGAACTCTGAGGTATCTTCTCCACCAAAATTTTCAAGTATATATATTATTTGCTGTATGTCTTCTAAATCATTAGCAAAACCACTCATAACTCGGTCGTATAGGTCTAATATTTTTTTATACTTAGATAAGTCACTTTGTTTTTTTATATTGTTAGCAAATTCAACAAAAGGTACTGAATTAAATCTATGTTGCACTGTTATATGTTCAATTTGTGAGCCACAACATGATATTCCTGAGAATTTATATTTATCTAAAGTTTTGTCAGTCCAATACTCAACATAAGTGTATGGTTGTTTCTGTATCTGTCTTTCTACATCTTCTAACTGAACATAATATCTTATAACAGCTTCTAACTCTCTTTCAATTCCATTTCGATATATAGGAATAATTTCTTCTGTATTCACTACACCATATTTGAATGTTTGATTAGTTACCTGTTCTCCATTATATTCTTCATCTATCCAATAATGGAGCCATGCAGTACCACAATTTGATGCTTCTATTGCTAAATTCTTAGCTTTTCTAGTAAATTCATTCCCTAGAATATCTGTTACCTTCTCATTCAATTCCTTGTTATTATCAATGTCGAACAAAGTTGGATAAGTAAACATATAAGAAGCTTTTTCATCTACTAGTATTTCATGGAAATTATGACTAATTCTATTGTCAGCATTTCGGAGTGGGTTCTCATCTCTATTTTGGACAACTACTCCTTTTTTCAATATATCGTTTTTGTTATAATAATATGATTTAGCTTGTAATATCTCTTGCCTTCTAGCTATATCAGCACTTATTATTGCTCTTATTTTTTCTAACTCCACATCACCACCACCTATATTACTTAAATACTGATAATCCTTGACCTTTTAATGCTTTTTCTGCAACTCCTGTTATAGCATCTGGTGCATCATCATGTTTATTCTTACCTTCTCTCTGATAAGATGTCATAGCCTTATAAAACTCTTGCCACTTATCTCTCCAATTAGTCGGAAAATATATATGTTCCATTACCCATGAGCTGTTAGATAATATCCTAGCATTTTTATTTTTCGACTGATGAAACCATTTAATGATAGTTTTATTACTGTTAAATTTCTCTTTCAACAACCTTTGAACACTTCTTGCAAAAGCTCTACCACCATTATTTGACTCTATATCAGCTTTGTTAACTTCATTTTCATAGAACATCTTAGCTGTTTTATACTCTGTTATTTCCATACTTTCCTTAGTGTATAAAACATCTAGTATATAAGCTTCTTTGTTATACACTCCATAAACTATAGAACATAAGTAATCTGCTCCTTCGTCTGCTGTATCTACATAAGCTTTAATAGATGTAAATAGTAGATTACCTTCATCATCAACAGGAAGCTTCTCATATGCCTTAAACTTAGTGTATAAACATCCTTTAAGGTCAATAGGCTCTTGTTGGTAGTTAGCACTCGCAATATCCTCGCCCATAGCTCTCACTTTTGATTTATAACTATTTAGAGATAATACTTCTTCACAAAGCATGTTGCCATCTTCCTGTAATGCTTTCATATTAATATGTCTTACTTTCTTGCCTTCTTCTTTGTAATGTTCTAGTGCCCTACCTGCTAAATCTTTGCTAGACCATCTAGTCATTATAATTATTATTTTCCCGCCTTCTTCAAGTCTTGATAACATGGTGTTAGTAAACCAATCCCAGTGTTTTTCGAGAACATTCTCGTTGTAAGCTTCTTCTGCATTTTTAATTAAGTCATCTACAATCATCAAAGAACATCCGAAACCTGTTGCTGTACCACTCGGAGAGGTCGCCAAATAATTATTATAACCACCTTCTAATGACCATAGATTCATAGCTCCATCACCATGTTTGATTTTTGTGTCAGGAAATATATCGCTATAAATAATAGTGTCTATATCAGCTTTTTCCTCTTGAATAGCATTTCTAACATTCTTTGAAAACATAGTTGAAAGAGTCTCATTATAACTACCAGTCATTATTTTTTCATTTTTATTTTTACCTAAAATCCATTCTACGAATAAACTTGCACTTCTACTTTTCCCATGTCTAGGTGGCATATTTATAATTAAAACTTCATCATTTGAATAATAAAAATCTTGAAGCTTATTACAGGTTTCAACTAAATACTTTCTATCTTCTTTATAAAAGTTTGGTGCTAATAAATTGCAAAAATAAAAGAACTCACGTCTTGCAAGTTCCTTCTTAGCTTCTAACTGTATTAATTTTTTATCCATCATCTAATTTTGCCAACCTTTTTAATTCTTCTGTAGATAGTTCTTTAAATGTATTATTTATTGTAATTTCATTAGTTGATTCTACTATTTGTTTATCCCTCCATTCAACTGGTTTTCTATTTTTCAACCAGAATATCTGTGCCGTAACATCTGGCATTACTTGTTTAGTTACTCTTTTAGTTTCTTGACCTTCTTCATATGTTATCTCATCATATTCATAACCTAATGCTCTTTTTAGTAAAGCATTTTCAACCTGTCTATCAATTACTTCTTTTCCCTTTTTTAAGGCATTACAAATATTACTATACTTCTTTTTCCAGTCATATAGTGTTTTGACATTTATTCCAATATTAAATGCTATCTGTTCATCTGTAAGACCATCTCTTGCCCATCCTTCAATCTTGATTAATCCTTCTTCTGTTATCCAGTATTCATATTTAGCCACATCACCACCTCTTTATTTGTTTGTTTTGGGAGTAAAAAAAGACCTAGAATTTTATATCTTCTAATTTAAGGCCTCCTATTCTAAATACCACTAGTTCCTTCAACATTTCTCATTTGTCTATCTAAAGTTCTTTTTCTAAGCCACATCAAGCATTCTTCTAACTTCTCTATAGCCTTCTCATTCTCTTTACAAGCATATGGGCTATCTTGAAATGCTTCTAATCTTGTTATAACTGCTAATATTACATCTTCATTATTTATTCCATTAACTCCCTGCTCTTTTATAGGTCCTTCTTGAAAACTAAGATATTGAATTGGTTCTATACAATCATCCTCACATTCTGCCCTTCCTAATATAAAGTAACATGGTGCATTATACTTCCATTCTTCTTTATCCTCGCAATAAAGCTTAGTATAATTTTGTGTGCATAAACTGTTTTTAATCTCCATTATATCATTCTCCTTTTATAATTTTCCTAGTTCACATTGAAGTCTATAACCCTCTAATTTCCAAAGTTCGTTTTTAATCTGTTCCTCACAAATATCTAGTCCTATTTGCTCATCATAGTTCTTTGGATCAACGCAAGCACTATGACCAACTAGAGTAAATCCATTAGATAATTGCATTGTCATGACTGTACACTTGCCCCAATATTTTTCTACTCTCTTTTCGGCTTGATTAAACAAATCGTCTATTTGTTGCTGAGTTATTGAATTTTTATTCATCTTATCATTCTCCTTTTATTTTTTGTATAAAAAAAGACCTAGAAATTAATCCAAGTCTTTATTTTCCATATTTACTATATAGTTTGCCATAAGAACTACTCCCCTTATTAATAACTCTTCACTAATAGCACTTTTCCCTATAAAACTCTCAACATATTCAACTCCATAACTTAAAAATTCATCATCTGCATCTATATTAAATTCATCTAATTCTTTTATTATCTTTCCTCTTAAATCATTCATATTATCATACTCCTGTAAAAAAATAAAAGACTAAGTTTACCCGAACTTAGTCTTTTTATAAAAGGGGGAGGTACATATATTATGTTGCAAGTTCTAAGAATCGAACTTAGATTAAGCACCTGCACCTGCATGGTGAGTGAGGTTACCAAGCCCCACCCGATTTTTAGACTTCTGAATTAAGATACAAAATTGTATGAGATTTTAATCTCAATTCAAATACTTAATATAGTGTATCAATAGATTTTGAACATAGTTAGAATTGAACTAACAGCGTCCTCACGCCCTACCTAGTCTGTTCATAGTAATAAAAAAAAGACCATACATTGGTCTTAATTAAATTCATATTTTTCCTTGTACTCTTTAATAGCATCATTCCATGCCTCTTGCTCTGTTATTCCTTTTTCTATAGCAATCTTTTTGGCTATCTCTCTTATTTTAGTTGCACCTTCTAATATTCCCATTTCATATTTCCCCCTATTCTATATAATTTAAGCGAGGTCATAAGTCCTCGCTCTATTTAAAATATGATTTAAACATCTTTTTTAAGTTGTAAATCAGGAAATGGTATAACTTTAGCAGAAGTTAGAGTATTTTTAGGTAAACTTAATAGATATTCTACTTCTTCTGGCTCTAGACTAAAGTTATAGGAAAATGAAAGTTCATCCATAAACTCTTTTGGAGTAAATACCTTCTCATTTAATAACATCAAAACTGCTGTTTTTAACAATGCTGGTAGAGAAGTTAATAATTCATCATCTAATGGTTCTGATTTTCTTAGTCCCCTACGTTGTAAAGTACGAATCATAGACTGATATTCATCCATACTGATGATTCCCAAAGAATATGAACGACGAATCATTGCTTGAATAGAAACTTTCCATTTACGCTTTAATTCTGTATAACTTGGAATACGTAAAGGGGTTCTCTTGGCATCAAGTTTAAATGTTTCTTCTGGCAATAAGAATGTAGACGCGAAGCGATTAGCTTCTGATTCTCTATCTTTAAACTCTTGCTTTTCTAAAGCTTCTACATCCTCACTCCATTCATGTAAGCATATATGCCCTAATTCATGAGCTATATCAAAATGAATTCTAGAAGCAGAAGTCTTATTACTAGAATATCCAATAAGATAGACAGTTTCTCCTGAAATATCTATCATCTGACTAAATGCATCTATATCATCTGTAGAAGTCGAAAAGCTTGTTACAAGTATTCCATGTTGTTCTACTTCATATATGATATTATCAATAGGTTTTAATCCTAATCCCCAAGCTTCTCTTAAAAGTAAAGCAGCTTCTTCTGGTGTTTTTCCAGAACAATCTGGTAAATCTAATGTTGGGAATTCAATATAATCTTGTAAGAAGAAATATATTTCAGCTAGAAATTCCATTTTTTGAATTTGCTCCGCTCTATATTTTTTATTTGTAGTCAATAATGCCCTGAAATATGTTGAACCTACTGCAATATTAGTTCCTGTTTCTAAAAAGAACTTAACTGGAAAACCTAACACTCTTGCTATTCGTTTCACTACATTATTATCATTTGGTTTCGATTTATTATTCTCATACATCGAAACAGTCTGTCTTTGACAGTCAATTCTCTCAGCTAATTCAGCTACTGTCATTCCTCTATATATACGAGCTTTCTTTAAACGCTCTCCATTAAAATTAATTTCCATAATTATTTCCTCCATCTATTCACTAAAAAGTGACTACTTGGCATCTTCCTCCTTTTTCGCCTTTTTTAAAGGATGTGTTTTCTTTCTTGCATCTGCTTTTGCAGTTAATTTCAATCCAAGAGTAGGATTATTTGCAGCAGGATTAGTCTTATCAACTTTTTCTACAACTGTACTTTCTTCTATAGATATATAAGAACTCAAATTTTGTTCTGATACAATATTTAAATTTGTGTCAACCATCACAGCACGAATAGATGTCAGTTCATATTCAGCTGTTTGATTAAATAATAATAATACATGGTGTTCAATGATAGCACCATCTTTATTTATACTATCAATTAATTTCTGTAAATATATTTCAACTTTGTCTTCATTATCAAATTCTATTGAAAAAAATGATAGTTGTTCAATAGGAGCTTTTAAATCTCTATTAAATGCTTTAGTTAAAATATCTACATAATGCATTTTTTCTCTTTTATTGATATTGTTATGAAGTTCTTTATATCTTTGCTCTCTCATTAATACATAAAGATACTTGCTATTTTTATCATATATAAAAATCATTCTCCAACGTCCACGTTTAGATTTATACGCTTTAAAATTAGAACTATTAAATGCGGTATCAATTGCATTATTTAACAAATCCCAGAACTGAAAAGGTATTCCATTTTTAGTTATAAAGTTTTGTTTTCCTGTATATTCTCTAATTTCTTCTCTTGCCTTACTAAAGCATTGAACAATGACGTAACTTATTTCATTAGGAACTTCTAATTTTATTTTATTTGACACTCAGGCATACACCTCCTGCATATTTTTATATATTTATTGTAGGCTTTTTGTGCTAAAGTGTCAATATTAAAAGTCAAATATGTGTATTTTTTATATTTAAAGCGTCATTTAAAATTTTTTAATTGCTTATATAATATCCTTAATTATAAAAATTATTCACTTTGGCTAGAGCAAAAATAACCCCTTAACTCTAGCCAATTATTTAATTTTGAGAGGGAAATCTTTATTTCCACAATATTATTATCTCATGTCTTTGCCAATAAAAAGTCTCAAGATAGTCTCCAAAAAGTCTCAAAATAGTCTCATTTTTAAGCTTTCCATGAAAAAATAGGTAATTCAAACTCTTTTATTTTTGGATATAACATATCCATAATTTTACAAACTATCCTTTTTCTTATTCTAAAGCAATGACTTCTATCTATGTGCATAGCATTAGACATATAATCCATGTTGATTTTCTCATTGTTCATATACATTTCATTGAAAAACTCTGTTTCAAAGCTATTTAGACTTGTTAATGCACATTCTATAGTTTCTTTTTCAATTTCTAATGTTTTCTTATCTTCTTTTAATCTATTTAAATCTTCTTCTCTCTTAATAACTTCATTTTCAACAATTGAACTTATATTATAAGTTTCTCCAGTTTTTTCTTCATAACTTTGAGCCTTACATCCGCAAAATTCATTTTCTAATTTTTTAATATATATATCTTTTATTCTTATTTGACTTTCTAGTTTTTTGTAGTTATATAATCTACCTTCAACCTCTTGAAATAGTGTCTTTTTATTCATACTTCCACACTCCCATCAATTTTTTATGTTATAATAATATTTGTATATAAAAGTTTTATATTTTTGACAAGTGGAGTGTGAAAGCACTCCTTTTTCTTTTGAATAATTTATTTCAATTTATTTACAGTTCTACAAAATTGGTTGCTATTATTAACAGCTCATATTACTCTATGGTTATACTAATTTATGAGGTGATTATTCATGGACTATTACCCTGTGTCAAAGTATTTAATAACTTTTTTAATTGCGATTTTTGTTTTTATTCCGATAAATTTCATTTGTCAAAAGTTAGAAAAAAGATTTAAATTAAATGGATTTAAAAAGTTTCTTTTTTATTTATTTACATTTTTTATTGGTTATTCAGTTATTAGTTGTTTATATTATTTTTTTACAATTTATAGTTAATATTAGGAGAATAATTTTATGACTATCCTTTCTTATTTACAAGCATCAAATACATTTATCATTCTGTCTATAATTTTAGGAATACTTATGGCAATCAACGATAATAAAAAACAACTATTAAAATTTAAAATACTGAATTATTGTTTTTTTATATGTATGAGCATCTCTTATATTTTTTCTTTTTTAGTCTTTTTTCAAGACTTTAATTCAAATATATTAGAAATTATTGCTCATATTTTGTCCATAATACTACTAATCGCTTGTAATAGAGTTGCGACTAAAAATGCCTTAAATACTAGTCTTTACACTTTACTAGCATTTTGGTTTAGCCCTCTATTTGCAACAATATTATTATTTTGGATACACAAACCTCACAAATATCTTAATAGTTAAGTTTTTTATTTTTAGAAGGTAAAAAATATAATTGGCTAAATATATTTTTTTACCTTCTAATTATTTTATTTTAAATGGTATTCCTTATTCATTAAAGTTCTTCGCCTTCTTAGCCTTTTTCCTACATTCCTTACAACAATAAACACCCTTAGATTTTTCATCAATATAAAATAATTTCCCACACCAACTGCATCTTATCCTTTTCAAAGAATCACTTCCTTTTAACTCACCTATTTAGTCTATTTCAATTTGTTCATCTTCTATTTGATATATAACTTTTTTATATGCTATTTGACCTTGCCATTCTTTTATTACTGCATCTTCAATATCTTGTATAAATATAGCTAACTTGCCATTTACATTTGCTATTTTTAACCATATAAATTCATGTGTATCTTTATTCTTTTCTACCCATATGGTCATTTCCTTATTTTCTTCTAAACATAAATCATTTAGAAATATCTCATTATTTATCTTATACATTTGAGTAGTAATCATAATCTCACCTCTTTTATAAGTCAAAGTAAGTCTATAGCCTTCTAGTTTCATTCACAAACTTACCTTGACTATTTATACTCCAACCAATTTTTATTATTTAATATTTAGGAAATTCTCCATAAGTCGTAGCAAGACATTCAATTCTCCACTCTGGTATAACCCACGTTGTATTGTTATCACCTACATATGCTTTTACTTTATAAAGCGGGGTATTTCTTTTTCTAAATTTCGTACTATAACATTTTTCTAAAATTTCACAACCAACCATTCTGTTATAGTAACAGTTTATTTGATGATATATAATCTTTTCCCCTACAGAATATTTATATTTTAGATTATTTATAGATTTTTTATATATGCGATTTTTCACATAATTTGCTAATATACAAATAATTATTAGCAGTATAGTCAATAAAAAAATCTTCATAAGTTATTCCTCCTAACTAGTTTAAATTTACATCCTCTTATTATTTACTTCTCCTTCTCTAGCCAACAGTCACATGAGTACCTACTTTTCCTCATAAAAGGTTACATTCTTAATAATTATATCTATAGACCCATTTTGATTTTGTCTTACTGTATATTTCATTGGGTCCTCAAAATCAGTCAGATTACCTTTTATATCAAAGCCATTGTCAGTTTTTATATTTCTCTTTTTAAGCTTTTTCTCAACCCATTTTTTATCTATACTAAATCCTTCATCAAGACCTTTTTCTTCCATATGTTCTTTAAAACTATCTTTTAACTTATCATCTTTAATTGTTTTATCAACAAAATCATTTATATCAATTTCATGCTTTTCTATCAAAGTATAATTTAATATACTTCTTACATCCTCTGCTTGTTTTATATCATTACTAAGAGCATTAGTTATCCAATTCTCAGCTGTATTTTTGAACTTCTTAGTCTTGTACTTGTCATCTTTCACTTTAGTAGCATTTAAAAACTCTGTAACAAACTTAGAATTAGCTTCTTCCTTTTCTGCATCCTTGTCTAAAACCCTAAGATGGTATTCATCATTCATTCCACTTAATCCAACCAAAGCAGCAACTTTGACCGTTTTAGTTTCTTGTATATTAACTTCATTAGCTGACATCTGTATATTAAATTTATCATCTTTAAACTCGATTGAATGAGTATATGACTTGTTGTAATCAAGTTTTAATATAGCAACTTTCTTTTCATCTTTTTGAGAGTATAAGCAAATTGCTAAGTCACAAGATTCTAATGTAGCATTAAGCTTCATAACATCAAATAAGTAAGCTGCAATCTCTTTAGAGTTATTTAAAAATGAACTTTCATCATAAATAATTTGTTCACAACACTTCTTAATTAGATTGTTACTATAGTCATTAAATACTGCTGTTCTGATGTCATTATCTCTTGATACTTTGCTTATCTTCTTTTGAAAGAAAGCTTCAATATCTTGACTGACTCTACCCTCAAAGTCATTTAGTATTGGTGTATCGCTATTCTTATCTAAAACATGTATTATAAATTTGTGTATTATCATAATTTCACCCCTTATAAATTTTTAAAGCGTTCTATAATCTTCTCGCTTATAGTATTTTTTATAACTTCATCTACCTTATCTATAGTTATTAGTACTATATTTTCATCTTTAGCCAATGCCTTTGCTTTCTTTCTTAAAGCTTCTTTACTTCCATATGTATAATGTATTTTTCTATTTTCTAACGATAATCCTATTTGCCATCTTAATATATATTCATACATTTATCCCACCCCTTATTTTCATTTGAGAGTTACAAAACACTTCAAAAATATTCATACTAAAAGACATTTTGCAACTTTTAGCCCATTCTTTTTGCTATTTCATATACAACATTTGCAGTAACAGCATTTCCTGCTTGCTTGTACAGTTGACTATCTGAGCATACACTTGCTGCTCTTTCGTAATATTTATCCGGAAATCCTTGCAACCTAAAGCATTCCTTTGGTGTTAACCTTCTTATATCTCCATTTTTCAAAATTCCATGTTTATCTTGAGCTGTCAATGTGAACATTGGTTCTCCGCTTTCTTTAATTCTACGACCATTTTGTCTTTTATTTACCCTATCGGGCGTTAAAACTGCATTAACTAAAACTCCACTATTATCACAATTTCTATTTGTCACACCTGCATTATATTTTGCTTTAAGGCATCTAGCATTTATTGTTACTTTAGAGTTTTTATTTAAGTCTATAAAGTATAGACCTGTTTTAGCACCTCCACCTCCTGCCTGACTTCTAATACATCTAGCAACTCCAACTGCATCATAAATTCTATTTGTACTATGAGTTGGATTATTTAGTTGCTCAAGATTTTTTCCACTTTTTCTTTCGATAGGAAATACTTTTCGTGTACTTCGTCCTCTAAAATGTCCAACAATGAATATTCGTTCTCTATTTTGGGGTACTCCGAAGTTTTTAGAATTAAGAACTTGCCACTCTGCATCATAGCCGATTTCATCCAGTTCAACGAGAACTTTGAGGAAATCAAATCCTCCATTAACACTAAGTAGATTTTTAACGTTTTCAATAAGTAAATACTTGGGTCTATCTTCTTCTTTGAGTTCTCTAATAAGTTTTGTAACTGTAAAAAATAAACTTGAACGTTCTCCTCTGAATCCAAATTGTTTCCCTGCAACAGAAATGTCTTGACATGGGAATCCAAAACACCAGACATCTGCTCTTGGGATATTTTCTGTTCTAATTTCTCTAATATCTCTTTCAAACCATTCATCCTCCTTCGGTTTGTGCATGGCATTATAACTTAAATTTGCGAATTTATCATATTCGCAATGTCCCAAACATTTATGTCCTGCTTTTTCCATCCCTAGCCTAAAGCCACCTATCCCTGCGAATAAATCTAAAAATGTAAGCAATACAACGCCTCCTTTATTTCATTTTTGAGAGTCACAAAACACTTCAACAATAAATTATACTAAAAGATATTTTGCAACTCTCTAAACTGTTTTAATTAGATATTTTCTATATATTTGTTTTCTCTTCTATCTTTTTTATTTCTTTTAATACATCTTTAAGATTCTTGTTGCAACCTTTTTTCAAATTTATATGTTGATGTACTTCTTTAGGTAATCTCATGACAATATCAGAATCGTTAAACTCTATATAATTTAAATCATCTTCTTTTTTAAATACTTCTCCTGGAGCTTCATCACTTAAATAGACATGCCCACCATATGTTTTAGTTATATAAGTTTCTCCCCATTCTTTAGTTATATCTTTTAAATATTTAGTTAAAGGTATGCTAACTATTAATTTTGCCATATTATTCTTCTACCTCACTTTCAACCCACTCTCTAATTCCTGCCTTGCATTTTTTTCGTCATTAGAATCAAACACACAGTCGCAAGCACAACAGTCACAAACCTCATGCTCAACCAAGAAGTCTATTAATTTATCCTTAAATCTTTTAGCATTTTCTACTTTCTCTATTTTTCCTTCAATGAATTTTTCATAACAAGTTGGGCATATGTGTTTATCTATCCCAAGCACCCCTTTGCTACAATCCTTTTTATATAGCTCAATACATTCTCCATTATATTTTTCAAATATTTCCTTACAGAAATCACATTGTATAACTTTACTCATTTTTTAATCCCCCTCACTTCTTAATAGGTCATACTTTTCTTTAGTTTCTAAATCCAATATTCTAACTCGGTCATGCTCTGCTATAATAGCTATATTTGAACTTTCACATATCATCTGTATATAATTTACAGAAGCATTTATCATTTCTAATCTATCATTCATTCTTAAAACCTCCTATATTATCATAATTTTCACACTCTTTCAGATTCAATCTATACTCATAAACCCTACCAACAACAAAACTAATTCCTATCAGTAGCACACTAGCCAAGATGTTCATTATATCTCATCCTTTCTATCATCAATCAATATACTAAATCCACAAGAACATTCTCTATAATATGTGTGTTCTTCAACTATTAATTTGCCTTCGTTACTTCCAATCTTGTCATTACCACAATGAGGACAATAACAATACTTTTCTCCAAGTTTTATAATATCTTTTAATTTCATTTCTCAATATCTCCTTGAACTTTCTTATTTTTTCTTCTACAAGCTAACATTTGTGATACAAGTTCATCAAACAATTTCTCTAACTCTTCTTCTTCTGAATTTACACAAACTTTGAAACTCTCTTTATCTTTAGTTAACTGCATTTGTATTTTCATTCTCAAGTTTCTCCTTACTCTCTAAAAATTCTTTTCTAACTTCTTCCAAATTCTCGCATTCATTACCAACTACTACATATTTTTTGCTATTCATTATAGTTGCTTTACTTGTAATTTCCTCCCATTTACCTTCAAATTGCTTTAAATAATGCCATTCAACATATAATTCAAGAGCATAATTTTCTTGTCTTACAATTCCATATTCATATTTATTTTTAGTATTATAGGGTTCTTTCAATATATCTCCCTCATAAATTTCTTCATTATTTCCAGACCAACATTTCGAGAATACTCCAACATTAGATACTTTTTGCCATTCACAATTCTCTTTTAGCATAAATAAACAATCTACTGCATCACTCCACTTTATTGTTTCAGAATAAATCCACTTCTCATTCTCAAAATCATAACCTCTGTACTTAATTAGACTCATTTCTAATCATCCCCTCGCACTCATATTTGCTTAATATTTTTATAGCTATATCAATAGCTTTATTAACAGAACACTTTTTCTTATTTAATATCTTTTCAGCTAACTTAATTACTTGCTCCACATTTGCTAATACCATCTGACACCTCTTGAATATATTCTGCCTTCCAACCTTCTCTAGTTACTCTATTTTCTCTAGCTAAACAACTAGCATAATCTCCACTAATCTTTAAGTATTTACTTGCAGCCTTTGCACTTTTAAATATTCTAACTTCTCCAGTTTCAATATTAAAAACTTTTATAGGTTTACTTTTTGTATCATTAGTTGGTTTTTTCCTTATTTTTTTGAATTTCGATTCATTAAGTTTCAGCTTTATTTTCTTACTTTCATTTGCTTTTCTTACTTTTCTTAAATTAAGCTCAAACATATCTTCTATATCAATAGTTTTTTCTAAAAACGTTCCTGCATCTAACCAAATTTTAGCCATATCTAATTCCTCCTACCTTATTTAACTTCAACACACCATTCCGAAACTACACCAAAATTAAACCAAAATTCATTTGGATAGCAAACATAGCCATCATCAAAAGTTTTTTCAACAGTAAATTCAACACCTTCAATATCATCAATCCAAAGTTCTTTATATTTTTTATGTTGTTCTACACCATTAATTTCCATAAATTTCTCTTTATCAAACTTATAAGTTTTACCTATCTCAAATCTCATATTGTTAGTCCTCACATTTTCTTAATAATTCTTCTAAGCAACTCTTACATATAACAATTACAAATTCTCTACCATGTAAATCCATAACCTTTGTATTTGTAAACTGGTCATCATAACTCTCAACTAGAAACTCCCCACAAACACTACATATAGCTGTTCTACTCATTTTTATCCCTCCATTTTTAACTTTTAGGAAGTAATATTGTATAATTACTCCCTAGACTATTTAACTTAATTAAAAAGGTATATCGTCATCATCTATTGCTTGAAAACCTTGTGGGTCTAATCCTGGTGGTACATATTCTTGTTTAGCATTATTATCATTTTTACTAGAAAGTAGTTCTAAAGCATTTACATTAACCTTAGTAATAGATTTCCAGCAACCATTTTCATCTTTGTAATTATATATATTTAACTCTCCAACAGCATATATAGGCTTACCTTTAACAAGATATTGCACTAAATTCTCTACATGTTTTCCTAATTGCTCGCATTGAATAAAATCAGTTATTTTATTTCCATTTTTATCTTTAAACCTTCTATCTACTGCCATTGAAAAGGTTATTTTTGGAGTACCTGAATTTGGAAGGTACTTCAATTCTGCATCTGCAACTAATCTTCCAACTAAAGTTATTGTATTCATTTAACTAGCCCCCTTCTATTTTTCTTCCTGTTCTTCTGTATACTCAACAAAGTAAGTATAAGTTGTCTTGCTATTTTGCTTCTCTCTAGCAACCTTTACTGTATATCCAGCTTTCCCAAGTAATCTTAATAACTCCAATCTATCTTGTTCATTTAAAGAACCACTTCTTTGTGCATATATTCTCGCCATTTTATACCTCCCCTTTTCTAGGAAGCAATATATTGATATTTACTTCCTAGAAGTTTAATTTTATTTAAATTTAACCTTTTGGCTTTTCTTAATTATGTCATCTAGTTCGTCAGGTGAATATTGAGTAAATGTTTCATTGAAGTTATGAAACTTATTTTTACTCACATTAGGAGTATTCACAGCTTTACTATTAGACTGCTTCTTATCCTGTTTATTCTTTTTCTTCCTCTCAAACTCATTTTGATACTCTGTAAGTTCTAAATTAGTTTTTACACCTGCTTCTATCCAATTATTTAATATTGTCTTTACATACTTATAATTCTTAACTCCATTTGCTATTGCTTCATCAATAGCTCTTATAATTACATCAGCTTCCATTCCATCATCTAAGTAACTCATTAACTCTATAAAGTTATTAGGAGTAATCACACCTATATATTTTTCAAAGTATTTTTTTATGTAGGTGGTTTTGTCTTTATTGGATTGTTCATTAATAACAATAGTAGTAATATCATTATTTACTTTAAAGTCATTACTTACTACTTCCGTGTTTTCCGGTTTCCGAGAAACCCGGTTTCCGGGAAATCCGGTTTCCGGGAAATCAGTTTTTCGGGATTTTAGCTTCTGAGGATTTTCAAGTGGTATCTCATATACTTGATAATCATATCCTCCAAGCATCTTATTAGTATTAGAATCTCGACAAGGTGTTCTTGTTATATATCCATTTTCTATGAGCTCCCTTAAAATATTTGCTGTAGCATCCCTCCCATTTTTACTTCTTTTATATAAATCATTAACATAGATTTTCCAGTGGTCGGGCTTACTAATCAGATATGAATGTAAACCTTTTGCTTGCCAGCTTAATTTCACATCTTCCAAACAAGTTTTATTTAAAACTACATATGGATTATCTTTGTCTTTGCTTACTCTTATAATCCCCACAATATCACCTGCCCTTATTGCTTATTTTCATAAGCATTACAAATAGTGTCATACTCTTGTTTTGTTAAATCTTTTATCTCTTTTCCAAATCTTTTAAATACTTTTTCTTTCAAACTTTCTTTATCAACATTTGCATTACTTGCTATTGCATATAACCTACTTAATTGTTTATCTGTTAAAATTCTATTGTTAGAATTACTTTTAGCTTCATTTTTGCCACTAGTTGCGTCAAAAGTGTCACTTTCAGTTATGTTGAGTAACTGAATGTACAAATATCTAGTTTGATAGGTTTCTATACCTCCTAGTGCTTGTAATTCATTAGAACCTTTAAGTTGTAAATCTCTCATGGGAGAAGTAAATACAATCTGTTCTGATGGGTTTTCCCCATTAATTAATGTTAGAGTTGCATATTCATTTGTAAAGGTCACTATAGGGCATAGCTTAGCTTCTTCAAGTAATCCAGTTGCTTGTGGTAGAAAGTCTGCTAACTCAAAATACTTGAAGTTAGCGAACTTATTTTCTCCACTTTTCTTTAGATTCAACTTACTAAATTTAACTCTTACATCCATCAATTTAATGTAAATATTATTAATTTCCATGGTCCTCACCTACTCTTTTTTAGCTTTTGGAATTGTTAGTGTAGTTCCATATTCAATCCTGCAACCTTCAACCTCATGACCTTTTTTAATAAAATCTTTAATAGTGTTCTTATCTACTTTTACAACTTGCTCTACTGTTTTATATATAGCAGGTATCTTTTCTTCATCTTCTATGACTAAGCTACCTGCTGACTTTCTTATACTTATATTTCCTAAAACTGTTTCTACTTTTTTAGTCCCAAGTAATTCCATACAGTCTTTTATATTGCTTTTTAATCTATCAAGAGTATTCTTCTTAACCTTCTTTAACTCTTGTAACCTCTTAATCTCTGAATCTATAGAGTTTATATCACTGTCAATGTTTAATATTACTGACACTATTCTAGTGTTTTTATTTTGTATCTCTTGTTTTATTATTTCTTTTATTTCCTCTAGTTTTTCAGCTTCATTTCCTGTTGTTTCTGTTAAACCTTCTTCTATTTCTAATAAATCTGTAGTTAATTCATATAAAGTACTCATAATTTCCCTCCGTTTGTGCTATAATTAGCTTATATTTTATATTATTTTGGAATCGAGCCACTCCTAATGGCTCTTTTCTATATCTGAATATCTATAGGTCTATCTCTTTCAATTTCTTCTGAAATTAATTCAAATATCTTGTAATCCTCGCTTTCTTCATATTCTTTTATTTCAATTTGTGTATCTATAATTTTTAGTAATGACTCAGCAAATATTTTTAATCTTTCATTTACACTTTTTTCTCTTAAAGCATTACTTAACTCTATTTCATCTAATACATCTCTTTTTTCTTTTTTTCTAAGTTTTGTATAAAGTTCCTCATTTTTATTTATTTCTAAATTAGCTCTATTTAGTTGTTGCTCTACTGCATTTCTTACTATAGTTAAACTTTTCATGATTAATCCCCCTTAATTTTTAATTTACTTGGTAAATACAAGTTAACTAACTCTATATCTCTGTTGTATTTTCTAAGACCTTCAAAACTTGCTTTTATTTGCTTATCATTGCAAAACTGTACATAAGCTATTAGTACTCTTACATTCAACTAAATCACCCCCTCTCTAATTTCTTTCATTTCTCTAAGCATTTCTTTGATGTTTTTTCCTTGATTTCTAGTTATAAAATCATCTAATTCATAACTAGAAACTTTAGTTGCCCCTATATCAACTGACTTCAAAAGCCCATTTTTTATTAACTCATATCCAAATACTTTATCTATTTTCAATCTTTTACTTGCTTCTTCAACAGACATAAGATAATCGGGATAACCTTTACTTATAACAATTGTTAGTTCTTTTGGTTCTAATAATTCTATTTTCGAAGTTTCATTTAAGTACTTTGAGATTTTATTTTTATAGTTGTTTAAATTCATTTCTACAACTTTACGGATACCTTCTGAAAAACAAATTGATATATTATCTAGGTCATTAAAACTTTTATCTTCTTGTTTATCTAAATTGAAATTAGATATATTGCCCAATTTACTCACTCCTTTTCAAAATATTCTGTATTTAATTTTTATCTTCCAACTAGTTCATCTAATGTAATGTCTAAATAGTCGGCTATTTTTATTAATGTATCTATAGTTGGATTTTTATTTTCTCCTCTTAAAATTGCATATAAATTCCCTGAATCTACACCTATTTCTTTTGCTAATTTCCATGCTTTTAAATCTCTATCTTTTAAAATTTTATTTATGTTGTCATTAATTGCCATTATTTTCCTCCTTTGATATACTATATTTGTAGGATATATCCTATATCTTTTTATGAAAGTTGGTGATATTATGCAGTTCAGTAAAGATATATTACATACTCTTACTTTAGAAATTCTTAAGGAAAAATATGATTTTAAAAGTTCTTCTGAAGAGGAACTTTTAAAACATTACCATGAAATCTTTTTGAAACTTTCAGAAGTCAATAATAGTTTTTCTAAAGGCGATGGCCTCAGTGTCTTTAAACAAATGTAGGTACTAAATTATATTTAAGAGCTTCTTTGCAAAAATCTAAAATATCTTTTGAGGAAAGGATACTTTGTTCATTTTCATTCAATGTATTAAGTATCCTTTTAGCTATTTGTAACTCTTCTTTTGATAATATTAATTCCGTTTCATTATTTACATTGTTCACTACACTTTCAAATGAAATTTTCATTTAATTACACACTCCTTTTTAAAATATTCTGTATTTAGTTTTCAAAGTGCTGTTATATTTTAACTTAACATTGATAATTGATTTACTAATTTCAATTTGTTGATAAAGTATATTTGACCTTTGCCTGTTACTTTTGGTGTTTTAGTAATCTTTGTACTTCCGTCAGGGTTATATATTGCTCTTTTTTTAGTTTCCATTATTTTTAAGTCAACACTCTTTTGAGTTGGTGTATTGTAATCTTCACCCTTACGTTTTATTAAGTAACCATTATCTCTAAGCCATGCAAATAATCTTTTCTCGCCTGTATCAATGCCATTTTGCTTAAGTAGTTTTGCAAGTTCTCCAACTAATATAGAATCATCCGAGGATGCTACTGCATCAGCAAACAATACTTTTGGTTGCTGTAACTGAATTACCTTATCTTTTTCTTCTATCTCTCTGCTTTTCTTTTCTATTGTCTTTTGAGCTACTTGTAATGCTCTTGCCATTATTTCGTCGTCTGTCATATCTTCTGTTGTATGTATATATCCTCCAGTTTTACGTATTGTTGGTAAAACTTCATCAAATACCCAACTTTCAAATTTTTCTGCATTTGGTAGTTTACTATTTACAATCAATCTATACATATCACTTTCAGGTATTGTATTTACTTCTAATATCTTATTTTCATTTTGCGGATGAGGTATGTAACTTTTTGTTACCCACCTACAATGGTCATTTATTGCTTTACTTGTGTTTGCATATCCTAAACATTTAGCTATATCTGTTGCAACAAAATATGGTTTCTTATCAACCTCAACCATTCTTATTTGACCAAATTCCAATTTTTCAAATATCTGTAGATTATTCATATTTATTCCTCGCTTTCTACATTGAATTTATTTTCTTTTTTTATTTTCTCAATAAACTCCCAACATGCATCCACAATAATAGAATTTTTACTTTTTCCACATTCTTTGGCTATATTCTGTACATATTGATTTAATTTTGGGACGAGCCTTACTGTCATTCTTACTTTTTCCATTCTTATTCCTCCCTCCTTATGACACTTATTCACTGTCTATAATCATTATATTATGACACTATTTTAGTGTCAAGACTTTTTTAAATATTTTTTGTATAATGTCATTAGGGAGGTGTCAAAATGACTACTATTACTGTAAGAATATATACACCATTAAATGAAAATTTAGAAAAAATTTCTTATCAAACAGGCATTCTCAAATCTTCGCTTATTCTATACGCTATTAATGATATTATTAGAAATTCAAAAGTTAATGAACTTCAATCAATCTCGTATAAAAGTGATGATACTGTTCGTTCTACTCTTAGGATTCCTGGTGTCCTAAAAGAGTTGCTAGAGAAAACAGCTAAAGAAAATAATTTATCAGTCAATTCTCTAATAAATAATGCTGTGCATTCATTTTGCATATCTCATTGGTTAATTTATCTTTGATATATACAACCAACACGCAATTATTACAATAGATGCAATAGGCATTCCGATTTCCTTACTTAAATCTATCAACGCTTTGTACAAGTCTTCTGGTATACGAAGCGTTGTTTGCTCGTGTTTCAATTCAATCACCTCTTTTGAATATTCTGTATTTAGTTTTCAAGGTACTGTTATGTTTTAACTTAACATTGATAATTGTTTGCTACTTTTAAATTTATTAATGAAGTATATTTGTCCCTTACCAGTAATCTTAGGTGTTTTAGTAATACTTGTATGACCATCTGGATGTACTCTTGTACCTTCTTTTGTTTCTATAACTCCTAAATCTACACTTTTTTGAGTTGGTGTATTGTAATCCTCACCTTTACGTTTTATTAAGTAACCATTATTTCTTAACCAGTCAAATAATCTATTTTGTCCTGTATCAATTCCATTTTGTCTAAGCAATTTTGCTAATTCTCCAACTAGGATTGAATTGTCAGAAGACGCTACCGAATCAGCAAACAGTACTTTTGGTTGTTGTAACTGGATTACCTTATCCTTTTCTTGATTTTCTAATTGTAGTTGTTCTTTTTCTTCAACTTCGATTAATAACTGTTGCAGTGCTTCTTTATATGTAGTTGGTAATTTAGGTTGTTGTTCTTTTAACTCTTGCTCCATTTCTTCAAACTTAGTTACATAAATTGCTGTAAATATAATCCCTTTTTCTCCTGTCATTTTATTAGCTACCATATCGCAACCTTTTTTAGTTAATAAGTAGCAAGGTTGGATTTTATTTTGAGTATTTATATAAGTACTTTCTATAAAGAAATCTTGACTCCTCAAATTTGATGAGTCCTCTAAAATCTTCTTGTATCCTCTTATATCTCTTAATAAATTATCGTGCTTCTTTTCTATTAATTCTGCTACTTCTCTACTTTCAACTAAAAATTGATTATTTTGCTTGATTATGGTTAGATTCTTCATTATTATTGCCCCTTTCTTCTTTTATTGCTATTTTAGCAACTTCATCTGAAAAAAAATAATCCGCAGATACATTATATAATTTAGATATCTTTTTTATTTCACTTGCTTTAAATTCGTTTTTTCCTTTTAATTTTAATCTAAAACCATATGAGCTAAGACCTAATATATCTGCCACATTTTTTTGGGTGTGTCTATTTTCCTTCATCAATCCTTCTAATCTATTTAAGTACATTAAATCACTTCCTTTTTGCTATTTTGGCAACTTCATATTTATATAATATCAAGTTTTGTGATTATAGTCAATACTTTTGTTGCTTTTTTAGCAAAAAAAATTGTAATAATTAATTTTGTTGCTATAATATAAATAAAAGTTGCTATTTTGGAATTAATATAAAAAGGGGTTGTGCAAATTGAATAGGATAAAAGAATTGAGAGAAGAAAAAGGCATCTCGCTAGACAAATTAAGCGAGGATTTACATATAAACAAATCTACACTATCAAGGATAGAAAATGGTTTAAGAGAACCTAAGAAAAGTACAATAGAAGAATATGCAAACTATTTTGATGTGTCTACAGATTATTTATTAGGAAGAACTGATGTTAGAAATAGCTTATTTATAAATAAAAACGAAAAAGATTATGATGCTGAAAATTTTAAAACAGAAAAGGAGCTTATTGAGAATATGTATCTTGACGAAGATATGAAAGAAGTTTTTAATATATTTAGCGAGCTAAGCCCAGACGCAAGAGAAAAAGCATTAAAAGTTGCAGAATTATTTTTACTAGACGAAAAAAATAAAAAATAGTTTATTTCTGAAAATGAATATAATAAAAAAGAGGAATCATTCCTCTTTTTTATTGATTTTATGTATTTCTTTCACTTTTATTTTATATTCATTGATTTTATTTTTATCCAATTCTTTCAACTTTTTCATTAATAAGTTTAACTTTAAAATATCATAATATTTCGTCTTATTCAAATATATCATCCCCTATAAAATATTTTATTTATTAATTCCACGAAACATACGTTCTTAAAAATAGTTACAACCACCTCTTTTTCAAAGCTTAAAACTATAAAATAACTGTAAAATATTATTATATTTTATAGCTTCTATTATTTTTGCTTTATCTAGATAAAGTTATTTCTTAACTACATTCTAGCACAAATTTCCAACAAAAAGTGTGCGAATATTGCACATTTATTACAAGAAATTACACAAACTAACATATATAAAATTATCTAAAAGGTAGGTTAAATATATGTTAAAAGAGTTACGAAAAAAGAAGAAATTAACACAAATAGAGTTAGCAAAAAGAGTTGGTTGCCACAGAAGTCAAATTTCTAGGTTGGAAAATAATGAGGATAAAGATTTAACTATCTCTATTCTTATTGAATTAGAAATAGCTTTAGGATTGGAAGAAAAATATTTAGTAAATTATTTTGCTGATGAATATATTAAAAAAAGAAAATTACATAAATAATTCGAATGTTTCTATCAAATACTATTTTTAATATATAATATTATTTGAGGTGAATAAATTGAACTTAAGTTTTAATAAAAAGAAAAAATTTGAATTAAGCAAAGAAGAATTGGAATTAATTGAAAATTGGTTAGGTAATAAATATGCAGGAGATATGACGATACCTGCTATTGTTGACTTTTCTTTAGAAACTGATATTGAGTATGAAAAAATAGTTGTTTATTTGGCAGAAAAAGTGCTGGAATCACGTGATAAAAAACATTAAATATGTATCTAAATAAAAAAGACTATTAATTATAAACATAAAACTTTGTTTCTTATAGTCTTTTTTATTTATTTTATTTAAATTGATATATGTTATTATATAATTACATAAAAAAGCTTTTGAGAGGAGAAATTTTATGAAAGGCGGCGTAAGAAAACGTGGAAAGAAGTGGTATTACTACTTTGATGCAGGTATAGTAGATGGCAAGAGAAAAAAGGTAGAAAGAGTTGGTGGAAACACTAAGAAAGAAGCTGAAAAATCGCTCCGTGATGCAATAAATGAATATGAAAACGCTGGTATAGTGTTTGATGAAACAAATATGAGTTTATCAGACTATCTTAACTTTTGGTACAAAGAGTATGTACTTCTTAATTGCAAATACAATACTCAGGAAAGTTATAGAAATTTAATTGAAAATCATATAGAACCTAGACTTGGTAAATGTAAGCTAAAATCTATAAATCCAGCTATTATTCAAGAATTTTTAAATAATAAATCAAAAGAGACATACACACAAAACGGAGAAGAAAAACACTACACAAAAGGAGTTTTAAAAGCGATTTATGTTGTATTAAATGCTGCTTTAAAATCTGCTGTTTACCCTTACAAACTCATTAAGGAAAATCCTGTTCAATATGCCAGTATACCAAAAAATGTTTTAAAGGTAAAAAATGAGTCAGATAACAAGACTATAACACTAGATGAGTTCAATAAAATACTAGAAATATATCCTAAAAATACAAATATCTATATTCCTCTACTTATAGGGTTTCATACAGGCATGAGAAAAGGAGAAATATTAGGTCTTTGTTGGGATAATGTTGATTTAGATAATAATATAATCAAAGTTAGAAAAAATTTAATAAAGAGAAAAGTTTCAGAATTTGAATTAGCATCACCTAAGACAAAAACATCAATAAGAGATATTAAAATAGGTGATACTTTGTCTAGAATATTAAAAGAGGAAAAATTGAATCAAAAAAAACAAAAAATTAAAATTGGAAAATGGTATAAAGAAACTGAGTATGATTGGGTTTGTAGAAAAAAAGATGGCTCATTTGTAAATCATAACAACATTGATGCTTGTGTGAGAACAATTAACAAAAAATTAAACCTTGACTTCAACTTCCATTGTTTAAGACATACACATGCTACATTATTATTAGAAAATGGAGCTAATATAAAATATATACAACAAAGATTAGGACATAGTCAATTATCAACTACTATGGATACATATTCACATGTTACAAGTAAAATGGAAAGTGAAACAGTAGATATTTTGGAGGGTATTTTACAATAATTTGCCACCGAAAAAAAATTATGGTGGCAAACAGGTGGCAAAACGATAAAAAACATTCTTTTTTTTGCTCAAACACTGTTATTTTGCTATTTTATATAAAAAAGTCGTATTTCTCACAGTTATACGACTTATATTAAATTCTTTACACAAGTCCCCTTCAGATGGAAGTTTATCTCCTGGTTTATATATGCCAGATGCTATTTGTTTTTTTATGTTGTCATATAGTTGTTGATATAAAGGAACAAAGGAATTTACTTCTAAGTCCGTTTCTTTTTTTTGTCTCTTTTCATCCAT